GGTTTGTTTTTTGTGCGAATAATAATTAAAATATCATGAATAGAAGAGAATTTTTAAAAGCGTCAATACCCGCAGCGGCCATACCCGCTATCGCAATCACTTGCAAATACGAAGACGACGAGAAAGAGCCAGAGAAAGAAAGCAGTAAGGGCGTTAATTGGGATTACAGGGTCTATTGCTATGAGAGACAGCAGGGCGAGTGGACATTCAGCCAAAACATTAAAGGAAGCTTTGCTTACCAAAGAGAGTATATGACTTTCGATGAGGAAAACGACCTCACTTGGAACGGCTATGCTGGGTGGATGGATGGTGGAAAATTACATTTTGCATCTTTTGATGACGCTACTGATTTTGTTGACTGTCATGTTAGAACCAAAGATGATACTAATCTTATAGATTCTATTTATGATGTTTATTATGTTAGTAGAAAGCCCGATATTGCAGAGGGGCCAAATGGCACTGAAGAAGTGCTAAAAGAAACAGAAATAAAAGTGGCCCACTATTGGTTTAATGGAGACACAGGCAGAACTATCATGTGGGAACAGGATGGATTTAATCGAGAAACGGGAAAAGGGCTTACCGACTGGTCGAAAGTTGACTGCGCTTAATGAAAACTATAATTCACGTTAACCAGCACAAGATAAAGGCCAACACAAAGAATAAAACCGATGAGCCGGTTTTGACAGTTAAGACCTATAAGTCTAACAACTATGCTCACGAAGCGGAGATTGATGGGCCATGCAAGATTGTATATAGCCCCCACAAGCCCCTCAGTTGCGGCGCTCGTGTATGGGTAGAAACACAATCGGGAGTAAAAATTAAAATAAGGAATTAGTAAATGAAAGATAGATATTACGAAAACGAACCATGGGCATCAGAGATGGACGAAATATTAGGAGCAATAGGGGGCAAGAAAAAAACAATAACGGACGCTACTACGTTTTATGATTTTTACCTTGAAGATAGTGAATGGCGAGATTTACAAGAGTTGTTTCGTAACCTTTACCAACTAGAAATTGATGTAGATGATTATTTGTGGGACGCAGCGGAAAAAGTGCATGACAGAGCTAAGTTTATGCAAGAAATGGAAGCGATTAACGAGGGCAATTGAAGAATAGATTATAGATATTCGTCAGATACAAAATGAGACTTGACCATATAGCTTATAGATCAAGGGATAGGCACAAAACCTCTTCCTTTTTGCAAAAATGCTTTGGATATGACATCGTTGAAGAATTTTTTATAGACTTTGGAGACGGCACAAAAGCAGAATGTATCGCTCACGCACCGAGATCCAGAATTCCCACGTCCGCCCCCTTCGTTGTAAACGGTAACGATCTCAGCCCCACCTTCATAAAAAAAACCAAGGTACACGAAAATCCCTATTTATTAGCTAATTGGATGATGCGTAATGAATACCATAGTCCTCCAGAAATTTTTGTAAGTGATGGCCCCAAGGGGTCAATAGTAGGAGATTGGGTTGCATCAAAAAATGATGGCAAGGGGGGAGTTCATCATATAGCTTACCAAACACAGAACATTGATAGAGCTATCGAGGAGTGGAGGGGGTGTGGTGTAGAATTTCTTTCCGAGGAACCATTGAGTTGCCCCGGTCTTAGGCAAATTTTTACAACAGAACATGAGTTGACAGGCGTTATTTACGAGCTTATAGAAAGAGTGGGTGAGGAAGGTAAAGCGTTTTGTAAAGAAAATGTAAAAAACCTCATGGAGAGCACTGTGGAATAAATTTATGCAAAAATGGTATGGACAAAATTATGTGGGTAAAAAGTTTTATGGTCCATTTGATAAAACTTTTGAAAACATTAACCCTTCTACAGAGGAATCCTTAGGTAGCTTTCCCCTGACTTCTCCGAGCGAGGTGGGAGAAGTAATTCTTATTGCTAGAAAATCATTTAAGAAATGGAGAAAACTAAGTAGACTTGCTCGGGCAGAATATTTTTACAAAATTTCTAAAATCATAGAAGAAAGAAGAGATGAGCTCGCTAGGGTTATTTCTCTAGAGACAGGAAAAAATTTTAACGAAAGCATAGCGGAGGTTAATGAGGCTCTTCACATGGCGCAATTCGCTTTTGGTAGCGGCAGAACACCAGTAGGGGAGGCGGTTGCTTCAGAAATCGCAGACAAGGATAGCTACATGTTAAGAAAGCCGAAGGGCGTAATTGCTATTGTTTCTCCTTTCAATTTTCCAGTTGCGATTGGAGCTTTTTGGTGCGCTGCCCCAGCGTTAGTAGAGGGTAATACCGTTATTTTAAAACCTTCTGAGGATGCCCCCATGTCTAGTCAGATTTGTGCGGAGATATTTCATGAGGCTGGAATTCCCGAGGGGGTATTTAATTTAATCCATGGAGATGGAAAAACGGGAGACGCTTTGGTGCGCGGAGACGTGGACCATATTTGTTTCACTGGTAGCGCAGAAGTAGGTCAGCACATTCGTAAAGTTGCGGCAGAAAGTTGGCATAAAACGACCTCTTGCGAAATGGGGAGCAAATCTGCTGTTATAGTCTTTGATGATGCGACCATGTCCTTAGCTTTAGATTCTTGTCTTGCGAGCGCGTTTAAGCTTTCGGGTCAAAGATGCGTTTCTGCTAGCAGATTAATCATTCAAAGGGAGATCGTAGATGAATTTGCGCAGAGATTTGTAGATAAAGCGAAATGCATTAAGTCTGGGAATCCATTCCTTGACGAGAATACAATCAATGAAGATATGTATTATGGCCCTATTATCAATGAGCAAGGCTTAGAGAAGGTTGTCCAGAACAACAATGATGTTTTTAATGATTCCGAGGCTATTCCCCTTTTGCGAGGTAAGAGGCCCGAGGGTAAGGGGTTCTTCATTTCTCCCACCGTCTACAAAACAGAATGGAGGGATGTTTCGTATTTAAAAAACGAAGTATTCGGCCCGCACGTTGCCATTATTCCTTTTGATACCTTGGAAGATGCAATACGTATATATAATGATACTGATTATGGGCTAGCGGTTGGGGTTTTGACGAATGATTTCAGAAAAGCGAGGATCATGCGAGACGAATGCGAGGCGGGAATGATCTACTGGAATGGCGGGTCTATTGCTGCTGAGTCTCATCTCGCTTTTGGCGGGGTTAAAAAATCTGGAAATGGATTTCCTAGTGCGGCTAGAACCTTCAGAGCAGTAACTCATGAAGTAAGCTGGACGGTTAATCACGCAGACGATCTCTCCTTTCCTCAAGGCATGAAATGAAGCTTAAAGATCTAGTTAGAAATGGCGATTTTTGTATCGTGGGAAATTCTCCCAAGGAACTAGGCAAAGGCTCTGGGCCCAAAATAGATTCCTACTCTTGCGTCATAAGGATAAATAATTTTGTAGTTTCCGAAGAGTACAAAGAAGATTATGGAAAAAAAACAACTGTTTGGGCACACAGTTTTTGTTATGATATAAATCCCAAAGAAGAGATGGAAACAGTAGTTTGCCCTCTGCCATTAAATACTTGGGGAGTCATTGATAGGTATCATTGGACAGATGTTGCGTGGATGAAAAGGGACGAATACAAAACAGAATATGCCCCCAACGACGTGTTCCACGAACTGCTTGATAGCGTTACTGAACCAAGCACAGGCCTAGCTCTTTTATATTGGATAAGTCAGTACGTGGATATCAAGGAAGATCAAGTTTTTGGTTTCGATTTCTTTGGTCGCGGAGAAAGAGGCGTAGTTACTTCTCATTACTGGGGAGAAGGGGTTAAAACCGCTCATAGCGGAGAGCAAGAGTACAACCTTTTCAAAAAAATCGTAGTAGACAAAGATGCAGGATAGAATGAAAATTTTTGTAGGAGCCCAACCTTCGCACGATATATTATTGAAGGTACTAACTCATAGTATTAAAAAGCATTGCTCAGAAAGGGTCAGCGTCAAGCCCCTTTATGGAGCCAAACGAGCAGGGCATAGAATGCCTAATGATGAGTGGAATTCTCCGGGGACTTCTTTTTCGTTTTTTAGATTTTTAATTCCAGAAGAAACTTCTTACAGGGGTAAAGCTTTGTATCTAGATTCAGACATGATTGTTTTTTCAGATATAAAAAAATTATTTGATATCGACATGGAGAATCACGACGTAATGGTGGCGGAGCATTTTGGTGAAACGGGTCATTCTAGCGTTATGATGATTAACTGCGCCACATGTAAGTGGGATATTGATAATATTTTGGATGACTTAGATAGTTGTAAGTATTATTATCCTCAATTAATGAGGCTTTCCCCAGTCGTGAACGATATCTCTTTCTTCTCAAAAGAATGGAATTGTTTAGATAGCTACGATGAAAATACTAATTTATTACATTATACAAAAATGCCATCGCAGCCTTGGTTAACTTGTAATAATCCCATGGGCAAGTATTGGTTTAGGGAATTTTCTGACACAATGGATTCTGGTGCTATCTCTGGGTCAGATTTGAAACACGCGGTTGAGAATAGGTATATAAGACCTTCGATAATAGACCAAATTCGCATTGGAGAAGAGGACTCTACCAAGCTTCCAGAGGGGGTTAGAAAAAAAGATACAGATTTCATGGCTTATTGTGAGCAAAATGGTTGGAATAATATGGAAGGTGCGTATCGCAATTCATATAATATAGAAGATAATGCGATAGCAGGAGAAATCGAAGCAACGAATCAGCAGTTGCATCAATTAAATGATTTTTTAAAAAACTTGCATAAATGAGAGCTTTAGTTTTAGGTGTTGGAAGAATGGGAACCGCTATTGCGTGGGCAATGGATAAGTTCGGTTTTCACGTAACTGGTATGGATACTAATCCAGAAGCAGCGAACAATATACCATTTAAGGTAAATAATAATCCTGATCCAAAAAACGAATTCTTTATCGTTAAGGACGTAGAAGATATTTTCGCTGGCATTGTCGCTCAGAAAAAGCCCGATATCATCATTAGTAGCTTGCCCTATCACCAGACCGAGGAGGTAGGGACTTGGTGCGTAGATAATGGATTAAGGTATTGCGATTTAGGAGGGAGAGTAGACGTTTCTGCGGCTATAAATGAATGGGCAGAAAAATCAACCTACGCAAGAAAACCGGTGTTTACTGATCTAGGCTTGGCTCCCGGCTGGGTAAATATCCTAGCAGAAGAAGGATATAAGGCTGTTGGGTCAAAGGCTACTAAAGTGGGTATGTACGTCGGCGGATTACCCAAGTGGGTTGATATGTCGAATCCTCTCAAATATGAATCCACATGGTCTGTCGATGGGCTTATCAATGAGTATGCTGATGATTGTGAGGTTTTGGAAAATGGAGTTCTCAAAACCGTGAAGGGAATGAGTGGCTTAGAGCATCTTGAGGTTTTCGGTGCCCCATTTGAAGCTTTCTTTACCAGCGGTGGTGCGGCCCACACCATTAAATCTATGAAAGATAGGGGGGTGCTTGATTGCTATTATAAAACTTTACGGTACAAAGGGCATAGAAACGTTGTGAATTTTTTGATTAATAGATGCGGCTTAGAGAAGGAGGTTCTAGAAAAGATATTCGTGAAAGGATGCCCCCCTTCAGAGGAGGGGGATATAGTTATAATGAAGGCTAGTGTTTGGAGTGGGGAGAACCCGTCTTTGGTTTGGACTAGACAGATACAAATAAATAGTGATGATAATTTTAGCGCAATGCAGAAGGCCACTGCTTTCTCTATCTCCAGTGTTGCTAAAATAATGGCAGAAGGAAAAATGGAAGGAGATAAAGATCAACATAGAGATTATTGGACTCAGTATCCAATGTCGCTTTCGTATTCTGATGTACCATACGATGAGTTTGATAAAAATTTAAATCAATTAGGAGTCTACAGCGATGGATGAAAATAATTCTTTTTTTAAAAACGTACCACTGAGTTTTGAACAAGTGGCTAACGATAATGCTTATTCTGATCGAAAATTCGACCTAGACTTAAGCACGGGCTACGTTCCCTTTTTTGAGCACTTTTTCGAAGAACTCGGTAAAAAAAGAGACGCTCAAGTATTAGTGATTGGGTGCGAAGAGGCTTCTTTCATAAGGAGCGTAGCTGATTATTTTATCAACGGTTCAGTTAAGTATATATCCTGCAGCACTGAAATGAGTAGAACGCTAAAACATCAAGAAGAATTTACAGAAAGCAACATTGTTAAGATAGGCTCCTACACCAATAAGAGCGGTCTTGATTTAGATAAGGCAGTTCACAAGGGGGAATATAAAAATTTAAATGTAGTAATTGACATGAGCCTTTTCGAATTTCAAAAGAAAAATTTTTCTAAAATATCAAAGCTTCAAAAAAAGAACTCTCGTTATCTCATGATAACTTCTTCTAGTTCGCCTAGGTACGTTAAAGAAGGTGGTGAAGTTTACGAGATAGAAGGCACAAATGATAGGATTACTGTATTTAAGAAATGATGCCATTTTATCCCACGGGGGACAAAATAATTCCCTACCGCGAACTTTCTTCTTGGAGAAAAAGTATTGGAGTAACCGAGCCAGAGTATAAAAATGGACCTTTTGATACCGAATTAGTTGTTACGAATGGGTGTTTCGATGTACTCCATGTAGGTCATGTTGAATATCTTGAGGAGGCTCGCGCGCAAGGAGATAAGCTTTTAGTGGGAGTAAATAACGATGACTCTGTGCGCTGGCTAAAAGGAAAGGGAAGGCCAATAAATTGCGCCTTGTATAGAGCTAGAGTTTTGGCTGCACTGGAATGCGTGGATTATGTTACCATATTTCCTAGTCTTGTTCAAGGAAATGCTGCTGATTTTTTAAAGAAAGCTCGTCCAGTGGTATATGTTAAAGGCGGGGATTATTCTCTAGATACGTTAAACGAACAAGAGTCAACCGTTCTTCAAAAGTATAAGTCTAATATTTATTTTTCTAAGTTAATAGAGGGGGTTTCGACGACAAAGCTTCTTGACAATAACTTATAATTGTGCTAGTATTAGGTATTGTGATAAAATATCATTCACTGGAAGAACCAGAGTTATTGCGTCTTTCTATGGAGGATGAAGATACTGAATCCTTCGATGAGCTAGTTAAGAGAACGGAAAGAAAATTACACTTATCCATGTTAGCTAAGTCTGGCAATCCGGAGTTAGCTGGTGAAATTTGCCAACAGGCTTTTATTAAATCTTGGAAAAATATTAAAAAATTTAAATGTAAGTCTTCTTTTTATACTTGGATATACCGTATATCTCATAATCTTTTAATAGATCATTACAGAAAAGTTAAAAGAAAAAAAGAGCAATCCTTTGAAGAAAGAATGGAATCAGATCCCTTTTTTGAGACTAAAACGCCCTTGATAGAGAAAACGGCTTATGATAACCTTAACAATGAAGAGTTAATGAAACAGGTAGATATGGCCCTAGAGAAGCTTTCGGAACCTCACAAAACGACTTTTGTTCTCTACGAGATAGAGAGATTAAGCTATAAAGAAATAGCTAAAGAAATGAGATGCTCATTAGGAACGGTAATGTCAAGGCTTTTCTACGCGAGGAGACAGGCTCGTAAATCTCTTTCTAAAATTTTAGAGCTTGACAAACTTTAAAAAGATATGCTATTATTAGAGTATGGAAAACATCTTAGATAAAACAAGAACATACCTAGTTGGACATATGCAGTACGCCAACGGTAGAGATTGGCGAGAGTATGTAGAGGGTGAGTTAGAGCCAATGGGTATAAAGATTTTCAACCCATATAAAAAGCCTTTTGTAAAAGATGTCGCTGAAGATGAGAACGTGAGAGGTAAGGTTTCTGCTGATATGGAAAACGGTCACTTTAGTGACGTAGCCAAAAGAATGAAGGAGATTAGAAGTTACGACCTTAATCTCGTTGATAGATCAGATTTCATTATTGCTCACCTTTTACCGGATGTCGCGAGTTGGGGTAGCGCGGAAGAGATCGTGACAGCAGTAAGAATGAAGAAGCCGGTCTTTGTTTCTATGGAAGGGGGGAAGAATAAAGCCCCTCTTTGGATGATGGGCATGATGCCGCACAAATATATATATGATTCTATAGATTGCGTGGTAGATATGATTAAAAGAATTGATAGTGGAGAAAAAGATATTGACAGCGACAGATGGAGATTACTAAGAAAGGAGTTGCGCTAAAATGCCTATGTGGTCACAAAATCCCGATAAATGGTTCGATTATAATTTCAAAACTTCGAACTTTGATTTAAACAGCGACACTCCCCTGAGAGAGCAATGGGACAGCCTGTCGGACAGCGAGAAGTGGGAAGAGATGGAAATGACTTTCGACACCATTAGAGACGCTAATCTAGTAATTCAAGGCTTGGAAACTAACAACGCGAATCTAAAAAAAGAACTAGAGGGAAAAGGCACCACTTGGTTGGACGCCAAATTTGGTTATGGTAAAAGCGAGAATAATTAAAAATTATGTCAAAACCAATGTCAAAGAAGGCGACAGTAAGGATTGGATTGCCGTCAAAACCGCACAGCAAACAAACAATAAGAATTATGCTACCATCACAAAAAGATAAAGGAGCAGGAACACAAGTCCCCGCCCCGCCACCACAAGCGCAACAGCCACTAGTGGCTTCTGCTCCAGAAACGGCGAGATCGCCCCATCCTGTTCCGCTTCAAGCTCCACCAGTTGCACCGCCCCAAGGTGCGCCTGTTACTTTACCATCAGCAGTCACCCAACCGGCGGTTCCTGCTCAACCAGCGGCCCCTGCTCAACCAGCGGCCCCTGTTCAACCAGCGGCCCCTGTTCAACCAGCGGCCCCTGTTCAACCAGCGGCCCCTGCTCAACCAGCGGCCCCTGCTCAACCAGCGGCCCCTGCTCTTGTCCCCGAACAGGGAGTTCCTACGGATCAACCCGCTCCATTTCCAGCCACTCCAATATCTCCTAGCCAAGTAGCGCAGACAGTAAATGCTGCCGCGAACACGATTTCTGGGGCAGTAGAGAGGGTTGAAAAATCTGTTGACTCAATAGATTATGCGCAGTTAGGCAAGCAAGTTGCGGCCAATGTTGACTTTAAAACGGAGATAGCTAAAGCAATAGGAAAAAAACAACAAATTTTCGACTTGGTTTTAGCGTCAATAGCATTAGTAGTTTCACTTGGGGTTCTTGTTTCCCTATGGAGAATTTAATTAAATTATGAAAAAAGATAGAAAAGGTCGAGATATCGAAGTTGGTGATATTGTTGCTTTCGACGTTCCTGTTACCTTTGGTGCCGCAGGGAAGATGAATAGCGAGTTGTGGGATATTTTTTGGGGCAAAGCGGAGGAAGACGGCATTAGAGTCGTGGTTGATCCAGTAACCCAACAGAAAGATGTTCTATATGACTATTGTGATAGTGACCAAGGCATGCTGATTATTCGTCGTGCAGCAGACCCAGATGTCGAAGCGATGATGCAAGACCAGAAAGAAGAGTGAGTAATAAAAATGACTCCCAGAGAATATGTCGAACAAGAAAAACGTAGACATGAAGGGGAAAGAGATGCCAAGTTAGCTTTAGCGGAAGCTTGGCATATTCCCCTTGGGAGTCAATTAAAATTAAATTTTGCCTTAGCGGGAATGTCCGAATGGAGGCTGGAGGCGAAAGACGTTCCATTTTTTATAAGGCTCTTCGAAAATCCATCTTCTCCATTTTGTGAATTCGGTATTATGCCGGGATGTGTCAATTTATTCACTCACGATTGTATACACGCCATATTAAGTAGAGGCATCCTACCTAAAGACGAAGCGTTCGTTATTGGATACACAATGGGAAGCACAAAAAAATTGGGATGGCTTAGGGAGAAAATATTTTTATTTATCGCTAGGTGGCTGTATCCAGAAGGTTATAAATTTCATAGAGAAGAGCGAGAAGTTTTTCGGGTAGGTGTTATGGCTGGTCTAAAATGTAAGTATGATTTAACTAGGGTCGATTTTAAAAAAATGCTAAATCATAAGCTACCTTATGTTCGCAAAAGGCTGGGTATGGATTCAAAACTTTTACAGCTTTGTTATCTTTTAGAAAAAAGAGCTTATCCAAATAGCGTGGAAAGCCAAAGGCTCGCATGAAAATAGGATTTACTTGTTCATCTTTCGACTTATTGCATACTGGACATGTCATGATGCTGAAAGAGAGTAGAGATAATTGTGACAAGTTGATAGTCGGCCTTCAAAATGATCCAACGCTGGATAGGCCAGATAAAAATAAGCCCGTTCAAAGTTATTTTGAACGCTACATTCAACTAGAGGCGATAAAATATGTGGACGAAATATGCCCATATGAGACAGAAGAAGACTTAATGAAACTTCTTCGTTATATTCGTCCGGATATTAGATTTATAGGAGAAGATTGGGAGGGGAAGATGTTTACGGGCATTGGGCTTGGAATAAAAACTTTTTATAATAAAAGATACGGATACTCGACCTCTGAGTTAAGAAATAGATTAAAACTATAGAATATGTGGATTTAACCTTTCTTGATGTGGATAATAATATAAGGAATGAAATTTTTAGCAATAGGAGATAGTTGCACTGATGTATTTATCTATGGAAAATGCGAAAGGATTTGTCCAGAGGCTCCCGTGCCTGTTTTTAATCCCATTAAAGAGAAAACTAATGCGGGTATGGCCGCTAACGTACAGGCGAATGTGAACGCTCTTGGCGTGGAGTGCGACCTAGTCACTCAGTCGAATGAAATATTAAAAACTAGGTATGTAGATATTAAAACGAATCAAATGTTGCTACGGGTTGACGAAAATGATGCGGCAGAAGACAAGTTCAATTATAAGGACATTTCTTGGCGTAAGTATGATGCGGTCTTAGTCTCAAATTACGGCAAAGGCTTTCTTCGCGCGTGTGCAATTCGTGACGTATGTCAGTATCATGATAATGTTTATCTCGATAGTAATAAAGTTCATATGAATTGTGATCTGCCTCTTAATTTAAAATTTTTAAAAATAAATGAACACGAATTAGAAATAAATAAACACTGGAAAGGACACTTGCACAGGAGCCAACACGGAGACAGTTCTTACAATAGGCCAGCGCAAATAATTGTTACCTACGGACACAAGGGGTGCATGTATATGGGGAAGATGTATCCACCTCCGGAAAGGGTGGTTGCTCAGGATTTATCTGGAGCAGGAGACACTTTCTTAGCGGCACTTGCAGTGTCTATGACTAGGGTGGGAGATGCGGAGACAGCCATAGAGTATGCAAATGAATGTGCAAGCAAAGTGGTAGCGAAAAGGGGAGTAGCCACTCCATAGAGTTATGCCTTCTGTATGTATCCCTATAAATAAAAATAAAAAAATAAGCATGATTGAGCATTTGAAAAAAAACTGGATGGGCTGGCTTGGAGCAGCATTAGTTTTATTGGGGTATGTATTTAATGCCCATCACCATACCCTTTGTTGGCCCATATGGATCGTAGGCAACATTTTAGTAGGCTTTTACTCAATAAATAAAGAAGCTTATTCTACGGCAGTCATGTCTTTCGTCTTAGTTATAATTAACATATATGGCTGGACACATTGGATATCATGAAAACAAAAAGAAAGAAACATAAAACTAAAGACCCAAATTATAATACTTATACCTATGGGAGCAGTAAGTCTCCATTTGATATAGAATGGATAAAATATTACAATCCTGTGGAAGGCCGCGATCAAATATTATTTCTCTATAAAAAAAAGCGGAGCAAGACTATTGTCAAGTATAGAATTATGAGGTGATGTATAAATACAAAGCCAAGTTAGTAAGGGTAATAGACGGAGACACCCTAGACGCAATGATTGATCTCGGCTTTAATACTTGGGTTAAGAAGCGTATTAGATTATCTAGCATCAACGCTTTCGAAACGCGCACGAGAAATAAAGAAATAAAAAGAAAAGGTTTGGCGGCGAAAGCTAGAGTAGTCGAGATTCTTGAGCAGAACAATAATGAATTTTTACTTATATCGCATGGGCTTGGTAAATACGGACGATGCCTAGGAGAATTACATATTGAGAAAAATTATATCAAGTCAGAGAAGTATGAGGGAAAAATAATAAATGAACTCCTTGTGGAAGAGGGGCACGCTGTTAAATACAAATGAAAAAATATTTTGACCACAGTACGAAGCCAACGACATACTGCATCGAACACGAAGGTGACGTTGTTTTTCGAGGCACTTATGAAGATGGTATGTTATTTATTAAGGCTTCAGAAAATGGTGGAAAAATAGACTTTCTAGATGATTATATCCCTGCGATGCGTAGGCTCCGAAAGTTTTGCCAGAGAGGTTTTAAGTGTGAGAGAGAATTGAGGCGGGAAATAATAAAACTTAAAAAGGAAATAAAGAATGCCAAATAAACAACCGCATTTGCTTGTTGTAACTCCGTGTAGTGGCGGAGTTGCCCATGTCGGATACATGACTTCATGCCTCGCATTACAAAGAAGCTTCTTGAGTAAGGGGTGGAATATAAATTTTAGTTTTAAATCTGGAGCTTTGCTTCATCGCCTCAGAAACGAATTTGTTTTAGAATTTATAAATGATGATAAATATACTCATCTTCTTATGATTGATTCTGATATTCAATTCTCGGCGGATTCTGTAATTGAGATGTTAAACTTAAATAAGGGGGTGGTTGCTGGGGTTGTCCCACTAAAGAAATATGTAGATGGAGGTTTAAAATACAATTCTTTAGTTAAAGAGGGTGTTACTCGTTTAGAGTCAGACGGCAGCGTTGAATTAAGTTCGACTGGGACAGCTTTCGTTTTAGTAGAGAAAAGCATTTTCGACAAAATAAAACCTCTATGTAAAAAAGTCAAATATACTTCTCAAGATGAAGATGTGAATCACATATGGGGAGACTCAACGCAGGAATTATGGAGTTTTTTTGATTTTCCTCTTGATGAAAATCTTGTAGAGATGGGGGAAGATATTTCTTTTTGCAGAAAGCTCTCGGAAGCGGGTATCTCAATTTGGGCTATGCCCAGTGAAAGCTTCACACATTGGGGTATTAATAATTATCAAGGAAATACAATGAGTTTCCTCACGACAGGGAAATAAATACTTGACAAAAAGTTTAAAAATATGTTATCATATTAATATGAGAGAATGGTTACAAAAAGTAGAGAGAAAGCTGGATAAATGCAATCACCTCATGGAGCTAATGAGAACCTCGCTTGCGCTTTGTACCCTTGCTTTACAGGCTATAATCTTATTAAAACTTTTTAATATAATATGAAGAAAGACTATATACCATTACAAAACGGCGACGGAGAACTGGAAGCCTACTTTTTAAAAAATAAATCCAAAGAGCCAAATAAAGAAGCTTTACCAGAGGACGCTTATGGCCTTTCTCCTATTATTGAAGACGCCGATGCGAGCGCGGAACACGAATTGCCGCAGTCTTGGATAGAACCCATTCCTCTCTGTGGGCCTTCTGTTCATGGTGTATCTGGGTGTTGCCCCATAGGAGAGAAGGGGGAAGTGGGAGAAGTAGGTGTTCCAGCACCTCACCCGCTCAATCCCCTCAATGAGGAACACATGGTCGATCAACTGGGGAAACCACCCACCACAGAAGAAAAAGAAGCTTTTTTCAAAAAGGTCATGGGCAAGCTCAAAGGATGGACTACACCAGCGAAAACAGCGCAGCTTGATGATTCAATAGAGGAAGATGTGGTTAACGACCTTGTTGCGGGTAGGGTTTATAAAATAAAAGGATTAAACATCATAGCGAGGTATAAGATGACTCTGGAAACAGGTCACATCGTTATGAGTTTCCACGGGCATAGATTCCTTGTAGTTAAGGAGGATAACATGGTGCTTAAAGCAGGTACAAATGAGGTGGAAAAATACCTAAATAAGATATTGTGAAAACATTTTGTGTGAATCTTGACGGCTGGAAGCGAGACGTTGAAATAGATGATTCTATATTCGATAAATATTCTGACATGGCTACCGAAGCAGCAACCATTGCACTGGAGTCTCGTTACAAGTCTAATAAACCGCAAGAAATAAGTTGGTTTATCGTCGTATCAGAAAAGGGATATGAGGATGACCCAAATAAAATAATTATTATACTTACTGAACATATTTTACGCAATGCTGGTTATCATAATGATGCCGAGACATTAAAAACAAATATTTCTGACGAAATAAGAAAGATAAATGGGCTAGAATGAAATCTCACAACGACTTTTTTTTAACAGACAGAAGTGATAAAAACTTTCTAAATTATTATTGGTTTGAGAATGGTTTTTCTGAAAACGAAATACAAAAGATTGAGAGCCAAATAAAAGAAGACAACGTAGAATTAGATGACGGAGTTATTTTCGCTGACAAAGACAATTTAGAAAGCATACATAAAGTTAGAAAGAGCAAAATTACTTGGCTACAAGAAAAGGATGAGTGGCAATGGCTTTATGATAAGTTTATAGAGCTAACAGGGATTAGTAATAAGGCCATGTGGCAGTCAGAATTAGTAGGAATGACAGAGAAGATTCAGTATTCTCATTACTACGGAGATGGCGGTCATTATAGTTGGCATATGGATTTAGGTAATGGTCATGCAGCTAGGAGAAAAATAACCATAGTAGTTCAACTATCTGACCCAGATGATTACGAAGGTGGGGATTTAGAATTTATGCTACGAGCAGACCCAACGACAGTACCGAAAAATAAGGGTGCAGTAGTTTTGTTTCCCTCATGGATGCTTCATCGGGTAACGCCTGTAACGAAAGGATTAAGAAAATCCTTGGTTGCTTGGGTAAGTGGCCCAAGCTGGAAATAGCTATTTCTTCTTTTTCGCCGCTTTTTTCTTACCCGTTTTCTTTGCTGCTAATACTGAAGCTCGCTTGCTTTTTGATTCGATAGTTTTTTTGACAGCTTTTTTACTGGTGTTGCGCCTCTTTGGTTTCGGCTCTGGTTTACTCTTTAATTTGCTATGGATTACCCAGCCTTGGTAAAATACCGTCAGTAATAAAAAAATGATTAAATAAGTCATAATAAGTTTGCCCGTAGTTATTTCTTCTATATTATGTGAATTTTCTACCTTTATCTCTACATTTTCTTCACTCTCTGGAAGATTAGGTATTAGATTTATGGGTGTGTGAGGAGGCAAGTTGGTTACTGCTTCACGGACAGTGGGTTGAAATGTCGATGGTTCCCCTTTTGCCCCTTTAACGTCTACGGGGGGAACTTTACCTATTGCTGATTTAGGGGTAAATTCTGTTGGCTTGACCTTAACGGGTGGAAATTTTACAGGCTTACTTGGTGGCTGCTTAATTTCTATGGGGTCGATTTTTATGGGGTCGATTTTTATGGGGTCGATTTTTATGGGGTCGATTTTTATGGGAGGAGTTTTTTTTTCTGGATACTCCGCTCCCTTTAGTCTCCATATTCCGTCTGGGCCTTTTATGAGGTTCCCCGTATTAAGACCAGTGCCTCGTTTGGTAATGCACCCAGAAATAAATGCGAAACACAAGAGGCCAAATAAGCATATTATTGTTTTTTGCATCTTTTTCGCGGCCCTCCTTGGCCCCTGTACCTTTTCATCCCTTTGCTATTCGTTCCGCATCCTTGCCTCGTCTTTTTGCCTCTGGGCTTTTGGTAGCCCAGTGTATCTTTTTTAGCCATTTTATTTTTATTCTTTTTTATTCAATCAGGCTCCAAACAGCAGAGCCTATTGCTACCAGTGAGACTGCAAAAAGGGGTTCCATATTTAAGTTTTTCTTGCTGCCGCTGCATTACCGAAGTAAAACCCAACGATTGCCGTGAGAGTTTGATATACTTCATCTGCCAAGAGATAGGCTGGAAGCTCAATAAACTCTATTGATGAACCTCCACCGAATAAACCAAAAAGGTACTCTGCTCCTTCTGTTGGTACTTCTACGATAGTTGTCATACCTAATAAGGAAAGAATGAAGGGGGCCATAATCGCTCCGAAAAGTATAAATATTACAATTAAACGCCTGACCCATTTGCCTATATCTATTGGTACTCTTTTTGCGGCTGCATCGGCAGCTTTCATTTCGAGTTCTTTCATGCCCGCTGCGCGTTTATATATTTCGTGACGTTCTTTTGCGCGTTCAGACATATAACGGAATACGAAACCCGTAAGGCTTCCTCCCAGCATGGTAAGTAATTCGATAGGCACGTTATTAATTACACTTAATGCGCTCGAAAGACGAGGTATAGCGAGAAAAACACGACCTTTTAAAAAAAGTGCTTGACATTAGTTAAAAAAGTATGTTAGTATTAGGAAGATGAGCGAAACGAAACTACCTACATTATACAAACGAACCACTGTTGGAAAGGTTCAAGAGTGGACTATCGAAGTGGTCGATGACAAATTCCGTACAATTTCTGGACAGCAGGACGGCAAGAAGATTACAAACAAGTGGACAATTTGCACCCCAAAGAACGTGGGTAAGGCTAATGCAACCACTGGAGCAGAGCAAGCACTTAAAGAGGCAGAGGCGAAACATCAGAAGAAATCTGAAGCGGGTTATCGTCTCTCCGTAAGCAACATAGACAAGAAGAAATTTTATGTGCCTATGCTGGCGAAAGATTTCAAAGATAAGAATCGCCAGAAAGAAGTGCTGGGCGAGATTGGTTCAGAAGAAGATAACACAACTGGATTCGGTGCGCCCGTATTCTCTCAACCCAAGCTAGACGGCATACGTTGTATCGCCATGCGTGAGGGATTGTTTACCCGTACTGGTAAGGAGATTACTGCCGTGCCTCATATTCACGAAGCACTAAAGCCACTCTTTGAGAAGTATCCTAATGCTACTCTTGACGGTGAATTGTATAATCATGCTTACAAAGATGATTTCAACAAAATCATTCATCTCGTTCGCAAGCAAAATCTTACAGAAGAACATCTTGTAGAGAGTAAGGAGATGATTCAATACCACATTTATGACGCTCCCGTGATAGGCAAGGATAATCCATTCCGTAAAGGTGGATGTTATACGGAGAAGGATTTGTTTTCAGATAGGACTTCAGTTTTGGATGCTCAATTTCCAAATTTGGGTTTAGATAAAGAAGATTGTCTTGTGATAGTGGAGACTACCGAAGTAGACAGTAGAGAACATCTTGATGAATTGTATGGAGAATATGTTGAGTATGGTTACGAAGGACAAATGATTAGGCTCGATGGGCCTTACGAGAATAAACGCTCGGCAAAGTTGCTCAAGCGAAAAGACTTCATCGACGAAGAATATGAGATTCTTGGATATGACGAAGGAATCGGCAATCGCAAGGGAACAGTAAAGAGTTTTAAATTTAAGACCAAAGAAGGCAGGAGCTTTAGCTCAAATGTTAAGGGTACATTTGAATACCTAACAGAGTTGTTAGAGAAAGCGGATGATTTAATAGGTAAAGAAGCTACGATTAAGTATTTTAATCTCACGCCTGACGGTGTGCCTCGTTTCCCCTATGTAATTGCGATTAGAGATTATGAGTAAACTAAAGAATAGATATTGTGTTCATTTCCATTGTGGTATCAGTCCATATCATTGGGAGGAGTATGTTAATGCGCGAGACGAGAGAGGCGCGGAGTATGAAGCCAGAAAGGTTTTTAATTATCACGGTAAACCATTGGGCTGGGTAGATAACATAGAGCTTCTTGAAGAAGGGACTAGACATTAATATGGATAAAAAATTATATTTAATTAGAGGTGCGTCAGGCGCGGGAAAGAGTTCGTTCGTCAAGTCGCTCATGGATAAAAATTCTGTTGCCTTGTCATCGGACGATTGGATGATAAAGAAGGGCAAGTATGAGTTTAACAAGAATAGGCTCGTTATCGTCCATAAAATTTGTATCGACCAGACCGAGAAAAAGATGGAGAATAGAGTGCAGAAGGTATTTGTGCATAATACATTTACTACAAATGCCGAGCTAAAGCCTTATTACAAACTAGCAGAGAAGCATGGCTACAAAGTGTTTTCCATAGTCATGGAGAACAGGCACGAAGGTGAGTCAGTGCATGGTGTAGAGCCAGAGGCACTGGCGGCACAAAAACAAAGATTCCAAATTAAATTATGAGCGCAGTAGTAAATTATTTGAAAGAAAATTATGAGCATGACATCGACAAGATTTTGCTTGCTGATGGATTTGAAGAGGCTTTTATGGGTGTTGTGGAGAGTTTTGGGCAAAAGCCAAGGGCTTGCTATGACAGTCAAAAATGTTTAGATATTCTCGTTAAGAGAGACGGTATGACTCTTGAAGGGGCGTTAGAATATATGAACTTTAATGTGACACAAGCATACGTTGGGGAATACACGCCAGCGTTTATGTTTCCCTTTGATAAGGAATGGGACAGTGTAGATTTTTAAGAATGAAATATATTATTACATTATCATTATTGTCGCTTGTAGGCTGCAAATGCTTTCAATGCGAGGAACCATCATATCAAGGGCCACCAGAGTTCAAACCTCTGCCGCCAGAGAAACTTCACGACTTGCTTCATGTATCGGAGGTTTACGCATATAAAAGTGTGACAATTAAAGATTACATTGGCGAGGAGGAAAATTGTGGACAAACGGAATCTCTATGAGGGTTATTGGGAAGGATTATTAAGGTTTAACAAAATGAATAAATATAGCGAACAAGCCATTGCATATATGCGAGAACGAATGGCAGAGAGTGAATGGGAAGGTTTAAATGACCGAGACATAAGACTAATCCTTATGGAGGGTTGTGTGGGCTGGAATAATATCGAAGATGCTGAAGTGATTGCTCAATACGAGTCAATCTACGAGGAGGATGAAGAATGAGTCATTCAACAGATGCCGCAACACCGCAAGGCGATTTAAGATATGTTTCACAGACATTAGATATTGCTAATAAGCATGGACTCGCAGCAGAAGTAATGTGGAGTGCGCTCATAATGGCGGCTGAAGCAAATGAACACGACCAAACAATGGAACAAGTGCTTAAAGCGGCACTAGGAGAGTGGGATATATAAGAAAGGAATAAAATGGAGTATATTAATGTAATTATATTTTTAAGTTTTTATATTTTTATCGTGGCAATTATGCCATTGGTATTGATGAGTGCGGTATTGTTTTTCATTCTCGACGTAGCATCGAGTCTCGTTAAGAATGAGAATTAAACCGATACAACCAGTGTGGCGCGTTTGGGAGACGGTTTACAACTGGAAAACTGGCGGGTATCTTATTAAAGAGAAAGACGTACCCAAGGGTAAGAAAAAAGTTAATAAAAAAAGTCTTGACATAACCGATAAAAATATGATAGACTTGGAGAATGATGGAAGCAGTAGAACGAAGTAGCGGCTGGTGGCTGGTAGATGATGATGGCCCAATCGAAGGCCCGTTCATAGAATACCAAGACTTGTGTGATTTTTACATCCGAATGGACTATGAAAGTAATTCTTAAAAACGAATATCTGCATCCAGATTGGGACGCGATGGGGCTTCAGCCAGAGGTTTGTGAAAGACCATACGTTGAACATTATGCCGCTAACGATAGTGGTGGCGTAACGCTGGTTCAAGTCGGCCCGTTCGATGGTTGTAGCGAAGCGCATGAGTGGATTAACTCTAACAGGGAAAAAGATGCTAGGAATCATCCACACTTAAAGGAGGAATTGTAATGGGTGAGTCTGTATTAGTTTTTATAGCTTGGATTGTTATAGGTAAAATTATTGACAAGAGGTTTCATTTAAGGTAAATTATGAAAAGATATTTTGTAACTGATTGTGACGAAAACGGAGAAGCGATTGCTGGGACAATCTTTGAAATTAATCTTGAAGAATCAGTCGCCGCGACAAGGGAGCAGACCCAAGAAGATATTAGGAGTTATTTCGACGGAGCGGTTCCTCCTTTTGTCTTTACAGCGCAAGATAAGGTTGATTGGAGCGATGACCTTTGCCAAATCGTTGTTGATAATTTTAAGAATATGGAGTTAAAGTAATTTATGAATAGAATAGATATGAAATCCTATTTAGCGCATTTTGTTTCAGAAAGCGAGATGTTCACAGTAAAAACAGATGGCATAAGTCACGTTCATGCACACGCAAGAGCTTGGCTTAAATTTATGCAGAGTGGTAAGTATAAGAATAACAAAGATGGTTGGGAGTTAGATTCGTTGTTAGATTTAACTTCAGATACTCCCGACGAAAATGTAGACCCCTTTCAGACAAACCCACAAAATGGCGTTACGCCAGACAAGGTTAAATGGGCTGATGAATCAGTATGAGAAAAAAGGAATTGATAAAAAAGTATGAAGCGATGCTTGCTAATATGATAGTTATGGACGATTATGATGGAGGACAAGCAGAGATGTTAAGAATTGTAATTAAAGATTTGAAAAAGAAAGATGAGAAATTACGAACTAATTAAGGCAGTCTATGATAGATGCCCAGATGCCCGTGACCATAGCTTCACGGTAGACCAATACTTTGACCGTTGCCAAGACATCATAGATTTGATTGAAAGAGAAAGGCCAGAGATTAAGAGTGAGATTAATAGCGTTGACGCAAAAGAAATCGAGCGGCACGTTGGGCTTGAGATTGGGCCAGATGGTACAGTCAATAGCATTATAGGAAACAATTATTCGGGATTGGATTAGAATGATTAAAGAACCAGAATATATAAAATGGCCCGATGGCTCACAAACCACAACCAAGTGGGAGAGCAAAGCAGATGAGCGAACAAAGGTTCTCACAGAGGCTTTATTTGAAATTCAAAGACGGATGCCAGCAGGACAGATGTGGAGTATGTATTCACATGGAGCTTGCAGACAAATTGCAGACCATCTTAATGATAGATTAAGCGAATGGGAAAGTAATAAGTAATGGAAGTGATGATATACATGGCGGCAATCGTAGCGGCACTAATTATATTAGCGTGGACTTTAGATTATGACGACGAACAGCGAGAAGATTAACTTTAGATTAGTATATTAAAAATTAAAAATGACAACGAATAAAAAATTCCCGAAAGGACAAATCAACATTATCAATCAAAACGGTAGTGACCAGACAGAACCAGAGACGGGTCTTGAAGTAAACCTTCATTGGAGAGATGGCGTACCAGTGTGTGCTGAAATTTTTGGAGAACGAGAAGAACACTATGCCGAAATAGGATTAGAGTTTGATGGTAAAGACTTGGTGGATTACGATGGCGTATTTGAATTACCAGCCGAAGTAGCTGAAATGCTTAAAGAAGCGGGTTACAGAATAGAATTATGAAAACCGAAATTGAAAATGCAAATTGGATTGTCGAAGGAATAAGAGATAGCCTTGAAAAGATTAAAGCTGCACACGAAGATTCTGAATGGGATACGGTTGCAGAAGCAGAGGAAACATGGGAATGATTTACGGAGTACCAAAAGAAAGCGTTCCACACTCAAGGGATTATTGGGGCGATGAACATGAGAGACTATACAAAGCTGAATTAGAAGCATGGGGCAAGACCCTCAACAGAGACAGAAGCTACGACAACATGATGACTAAACTCGCTGACGAGAAGCGCAAAAAGTACGGTACTACTTGTAGCTACAACGGATATTAAAAATGAAAGCTATAATTGAAATCGAGTTAGGAAACGATGCGTTTGGCAATACGCCAGCAGAACGCTTGTTTGAAATGCAAAATGTTACAGAACGCCTTGTCGATAGAGCAGGGAAAATCATGGCAGTCGATGTCGGTGATTTTGTTACTGCACAAGACTCTAATGGAAACACCGTTGCAAGAATGGACATTGTAGAGGATTAAATTATGACTAAAGAAGAAACCAGAGAACAAATCCAAGAGGACATCATCTGCTATGTAGAAGCTGCTGGAGGTTATGAGGAAAACGCGAATGCCCTCTGTCAAATCGTAGTAGACAATTTTAAGAAGATGGAGGACTAAATGAAAGGCTACGTTCAAGTATATCGAAACCTAAACAAGAAGTTAGGTGATGGAGGTAATTGTGTTTATAGTGTGCGTGGTAGCGACGGATTAGTTAAGCGTCATACCTGTCATATCACGCTTCACGATGTTACTTTTCGAGTAGGAGAGAAGGGCAAACAGAGAGTGCGTGATGAAAAGCGTAAAAATGTTCACGCATACATTCAAGGGAGAGAGTGTTTCAACGAAGAAGAACAACGCTGGGAATACATTGGCCCAGATTGTAATTACGTTAATGACCCTAATACTGTTACTGTTTACTATAATCCATATAAATGTGATTCTTTTATCCGAACAGACACGGGAGAGAAAGTTACCAAAGCGAAGGTAGTTATCATTGGCACGGGTAAAATGGGTAAAGAAGTAAAAGCTATTTTATGAAAACTGAATTAGAAAAACTTTTAGATAAACACAGTTAAAATTATGGAAACTATTAAATACTTACATTTAACCAACGATGATGGAGATGACGTTTATATTAATCCATTAAAAATTCTGTTCATTCATGCTGTTGCTGCACCGAAGATGGGGTCAATCGGATTTAAGGCGACGATGAAGGACAAAAAAGAAAGACAAACGATAATTCATTTCAATAATGGAAGTAAGCTCCTAGTCAAAGAGGGAGTGAAAGAAGTTTTAGGATATTTAACCGAGGAATAATTTATGAAGAATCTTAAAAAAGGAAAGGAAATTCAAAGGGTAAGCGAAGCAACTACCCAAGACCGTGACAAGCTGAAAGCCTTGCTGGGACTAGGGTGGAACTACTGCTCCAATAATGAATGGAGAGCATATAGAGATGCTAAACTTGAGAAGAAAGTGAGTAAGAAGAATGAGCGGAAAAGAAAAACAAGAGCGTAAACAACGCCTAGATAAGATGTTGAGTGGCAATCTTCAAGAAACCCTTGAGCGTAAAGCTCAATACTATAAAAAGTGGGGCTACGAGAAGCAAGCCAAGAAGGTTCGTGCCTTCAAAAAAGAAGTACGGAAAATGGTAGGTAGCCTTTAATCTATGAAGAAATATATTTTAATTTATTTATTAACCCTTGTTCATGTGAGTGCTGACCAAGTTCTCACGCAGGGAGAGAGAATCGTCGCACTTACAATTTTGGGAGAGGCGCGTGGTGAGGGTAAAATCGGTATGCTTGCCGTGGGATGTGTAATACAAAAACGAGCGTTAGAACGCAACCTCACGCCAGCACAGGTATGTTTAGAACCCTATCAGTTTAGTCCTTGGAACGCTGGTAATGGCAAAGTTAAAAAAGAAAGTGAGTTGTATTATTTATGGAAATCCCCAAGCAAGATGTATGCAAGAGAACTGGCTAGATTTCTGTATAGAGACGATGTGGTACTGAAGGATGTCACGCTTAATGCTAATCATTTTTGTAATATAAATGTTAAACCTAAATGGGGGCTACCAGTTGGTCATCCTTATTTGCTACCTACTGTTATTATCGGCAGACATAAGTTTTACAATTTACCTTATTTAAAAAAAGGTCTTGACAAAAGTAAGAAAAATACGATAAGATAGAATCAACATGAAAGAAACAAACCCACTAAAAAAAACCCTTGAAAAAATGCTAGTGCAAACCGAACAGGGGATGGCATCAGTTAATTATCAATGCACCGAAGAAGATTTAACAATCAACGAAAATGGGGAAAAATCTTATACTCAAGAGTATTTAGATAATATGCCCACAGAACTCGCGCTGGGCGTTGGCCGTCACTCGGCTTTGTTGGATGTTTTGGATATTATAGACACACAAGAAACTCTTCAAGGTTTTAAGAGTGAAATTCATCAAGTAATGAAAGACCATCAGAATGATTGGGAAAGCAATCCAAGATTTCAAATTAAGTTTGATGATGAAGATGAGGCTTCAAACAACTAGGAGACAGTATGCCAAAGAAGAAAAATTATTTAAATGTAAGGGGTATCAAGATTCCTCGTCCACCGCAAATGGCAACCCATATTAAAATCCATTGCAAGGGCAAGAAATTCGCAGTAGTAGCGATTAAAGATATAGACACTCTTTTGGGTACTGAAGGTAAGCTGCAATATCAAAGATTTAATATGAAATCCAAGAAGTTCGTGGAGGAGTATAAAGATAAGTATAAGTGGGATGGAGAAGGCGTAACCAATTTTAAGTTTGATGATTAATCTTTTCTTAAAAAAGTGCTTGACTTAAACAGTAAACCTATGTTAGTATTAGAACAGTAGTATGAAACCTATCGAAAAGAAACAAACCATGCAGAGTAGCGGAGTTACTAAATCCGTTAGCTTTGGAATTAAGGCATCTGGCCTCCACCACATTTTAGGCATCTTACGGAATCAGTTGTATTCTGACAAGGTGCTTGCAGTATTGCGAGAGTATTCTTGTAATGCAGTTGATGCTCACACAGAAATAGGCGAAGGGGATACTCCCATTGAAGTTACCTTGCCAAGTAAACTTTCACCAGAGTTCAGAGTGCGCGATTTTGGCCCCGCTTTAAGCGACGAGGAAATTCAAGATGTTTATGCGTTCTATGGGGAATCTACGAAGCGAAATTCTAACGACCAGATTGGTATGCTTGGAATCGGTTCTAAAGCGGCGTTTGCTTATGGAGACAATTTTGTAATTAACTCTTACATTGATGGAGTAAAACATTCATACAATGCTTATATTGACCCATCTCAAATTGGTCAAATTAGCAAACTGGGCGAAGAAAGTACCACAGAAAAAAATGGTATTGAAATTGTTGTACCAGTAAATGACTCTGATGTTCAAGAGTTTGCGGATAAGGCGAAAAATTTATTTGAATGGTTCAAAGTAAGACCTAAAGTTCATGGTCAATCTTGGACATGGGATAAAAGGGAAACTCTTTTCGAGGGAGAAAATTGGAAGTGGCTCAATGCCAATCAAGATAGATGGAGTAGTGATAGAGGTGTAGCAACCATTGTGATGGGAAACATCGGATACCCTATTGACCAGTATGCTCTCAATTTGCAGGACGATGATGCTGAATTAAATTCCCTTTTGAATAAGAATTTGGTTATTGAAGCCGAAATCGGTGATTTAGAAATCTCTGCTTCCCGTGAGTCGTTGCAGTTCACTGATTATACTCGTTCTCAAATCGTAAAGAGGTTACGTCAAGTTCAAGGCGAATTGATTGGCGAGTTAACAACTAGATTTAATGCGTCAAAAACTCTGTACGATGCCAAATGTCTGTATGGAAGCATCTTTGACTATGGAAGCGGGTTATATTCATTGGCTGAAGTGGTTAGAGGCAAGCTAAAGTATAAAGGCAAGGTCGTAGACTCTGATTCTTTTAGCATTTACAACACATCGGGTATTGTTTTGCACAAGTTTAAGAAGTCGCATAGGGGATATAGGCGTTTCAAGCCAGAGGAAATGTCCTCATTGACCTGCGATATGAATACTGTTGTGGTTCACAATGATTTGGGGCATAGGCGCGGTATCCTTGGTAGAATTTTGCCTCTTGCCGAAACGGATGGCAAGGAAGTTTATTTGATTCAAGCTGAAGATAAGAAGTCTTGGGATAAATTCGTCAAAGATGAGAAGTTTGATGCGCCCATGACAGAACTTTCCAGTTTACCCAAGCACTCATTGTCAGAGTTCAATGGCTATACAAATGCGACAGGAGGCTCTACGGGAGACAAAAATCCGAAGCATACAGCAAAGGTATTTTCCTTGGATTGGGATGGCATAAAAAGTCACAGGTACGGTTATGGGAATAACAAGTCGAAGTTTTGGAAAACTGCTGACGTTGATATTGCCAATGAGTCTGGAATTTATGTAATCATTGATAAATTTGAGATTCTAGCTAACAATCCTGACGCAGAATCATATCAGTGGCGAGAAGGGAGTGTGCATCCAACTTCAATGAGCCAAGTAAAAGAACTCTTGGAGCAAGCGGGAATTGCAGTTCCAAAAGTGATAGCCGTTAAGGTCGCTAAACGAAAATCTATTGAAGGTAAGGATGGTTGGACTCCTCTGTTTGATTGGTTGAAGAATACAATCATAGCCAAGATGGAAGAAGAGGATATTACTCAAAAGTTTACTGACCGTAATGCTGCTTCTCTTGCCACTTCTGGTTCTAGTTGGCATTCATCGCCATCGAATGAACAAACAGCAGATGTATTGTCGCATATTCAATTACCAGAAATTAGTCTATACGCTCAATATCACGCCAAGGTATTGGAGATGCTGAATGATGCAGAGAAGAAAAAGATTGACGCTTTCATCCAGATGACTAGAGAGTTTGGGGTTAAAATTGGAGAGGACTATAAACCCAAATACGACCTACCGAAGCTCAAGGCCAAGGTAGAAGCCCGATACACCGTGCTAGACATGATGAGTTGTTGGGGAGGATGGAGATGGGACAAAGCCAATGGCGAAAAAATTGCGAACTATATCAATGTGATAGATGTTTGCACGGCTACAAAGGATTCTGCGTAGAACAAAGGGAGGGTGAGGTTTTAGTAGGTTTCACCTCGCTCTCCCTCTCAATTTAAGATGAAACAAAAAAGTTTATTTATATTAAGTTTTAGAGGTTTCTTCTCTGCGAGAAGAAAAAATTAAAAAAGAAAAGTATTGACAAACAGTGCAAAATCATGCTAGAATAAGAATATAGAAAGTGGAGAAAACAAAAATGGATAACATTCCTTACATACTAACCGAACATAGCTTAACCGTTGTAATTGACGGCAAAGCTCAAACGATGCGAAATGACCATCCTTCATGGGAAATGGCTAAAGCCGCTCTCAAGGATGAGGCATGGGACACATTGGGTGAAATGTTTGATGTACCAAAAGCGGTGCAAAGATATTTTGACAATGAAGTTGGCATCGACATTAAGAATGGTGTTGTTTATTACGAAGGCGAGCCTGTTCACAACATGGTTGTGGATAAGATTCTCGACTTCATGCGTAATGGACTACCATACAAGCCACTCGTAAAGTTTGCGGGTAAGCTAATGGAGAATCCGTCACGGCGAGCCGTTGATGAATTGTATTCCTTTCTGGAACACAAAAATATGCCCATCACACCAGAAGGAAACTTCCTTGCGTACAAAGGAGTGACTTCTGATTTCAAAGATTGTTATTCTAACAAGTTTGACAATTCTGTTGGGCAAACATTGTCAATGACGCGCAACACGGTTTGCGATGATGCAAATGTTGGTTGCTCTCAAGGTTTCCATGCTGGAAGCTATGAGTATGCCAAGGGGTATGCGTCACATGGAGGCAATTTGATGATTGTCGAAATTAATCCTGCCGATGTTGTGAGCGTACCGCATGATTGTGAGTGTCAGAAACTCCGTACCGCATCATACAAGGTAGTGGGTCATTACGAGACTATTGACGCGCCACCTTTGAAAGAGGGTCTGAATGATGATTATTATGATTATGAGGATGATTATGATGGCGTTGTTGAGGCGGAAGAGGCCGATGTCTACGACGAAGGTTATCAAGCTGGATATGATGCAGCGATTGATAAATTGAAAAACGGATAAGTAGGTAGGAATGAAGGGGGGTTAGGCCCATGTTATGCCTAGCCTCCCTTTTTTAGAATTTAAAAAAATTAATTAATTATTATGAAAATCGAATTTAAGAACTTATGCTTCAAAGAAGAAGAACTGGTAGATTCCACAGGCACTCACATTGCCAAACAGGCTCTAATCAAATTAGACAACGGGCTTGAAGTATCAGTAGTTAACAACAAATTTTCACTAGGAGGGCAAAAAGGACTCTATGAAATGGGAGCCTTGAATCCAAGCGGAGGGATGGTATATATCGAAGAATGGCAAGATGAAGTCAAAGGATGGCTTACTCAAGACGGCGTAGAAAAAGAATTAGAACATCTTCAACAATTAAAGATTTAATTATGGTTATTAAAAAAGAAAATGCGAAGTGGATTCCACCATTACCGCCAGAATGTCAGAATGGTACAAACTGGCACGGATGGATGAGTTATGATGGTGAAATATGGGAGATTACAAACATTCATAGTTATGATGATTATGGTGTTAGCTTGGAGACTTTTACTCTCGAAAGAGATGGTCAAAAAATAGAACTCTACTCTTATGATGAGGGAGAAACATTCATATCAGATATAGATTAATTATGAAAATTAAATGGGAAAGAAATAGCAGGTCGATGGCATTGGCTCGTTCGGGTAAAATTGACATGAAAGATGTTGTTGATAAAACTCAAACGCACAACTTTGAAGCAGACGCTTGTACGGTAAGAATGTCGAAGCCAACAGCACCGATTCCATTCGTCACTTTGCACATCAGAGGTAAGTCAGTGATAAGAACATATACATATGCTGGAGGCCAAACTTATGAATGTGCAGAAACTTGTCGCGTAAATTTTGGAGGAGACTACGATAATAATATGTGTTCCAACGGCAATCTCGACGCTCAATATAGTTGGAAAGATGTGCATAATGCAGTTGAAGAAGTAAAGAAAGTAATGGGTATTTAATTAAAAAGTACCACAAAGAAACCTGTTTATTAACATATGAACCAAAACCTACTACATATAAGAAAGGTAACTTGTTATGATAGTAATGGTTATATTATTTGCGATAGGAATATGGTGGCTTACAGATGCTGCAAATGGATTAAAGGACTTATAGCGCGGTGTGGCAAAGTGTCGAATAGTGGGGAAAAGTGTGGAATCTCCCCCTATTTGGCCTTGCCCCCTTTAACATAGGAGTCTAAATAAGGACGTACATAATTAAATTAAAATATATCACTATGAACTGGGCAAAAGATATTTATACAAAAGTCAAGAACAAAATTTTCTATTATATATACAGAACGTATGAGAAAGCGTTTAAGTGGATACATATTAACACATAAGATAGTGTAATTAAATATAAGTAATTATGTAATTTGTTTTGGCCCCCTTCCGAGGATTGGCCGAAATATGGTTGTTAGTAGTATGGAGTATTTATTTATAGTTTTTATTGTAGCCGCGATAAGTATGAGATTTATCGCCGCTATGAATCATGCAAACTATCTTAAAATTATTAAAAAGGATTTCGAGAAGAATTTCGCCCCCTTCCGCACAAAAACCGAAATAAGGAAGAACAAACACACTAATACAAAACGAGATTTAAATGAATAATTTATTAAATATTAAGGTTATTTCCAGATTATTAGAGTGTTTAGTTGTTATATATAAGTTATTAGGGCGCGGAATATTAAAATTTTGTTATATCGGGCGGCAATATGCTTGACAAGATCCATAAAAGTATGATATTATTACATAATGAGCAAAGAATTTTCAAAGAAACCACAAAATAATGTATTGCCTACAGGCATGGCATATAAATACGAAGTTGCGTATACGCAGTTGTTCGACATGGAAAAGGATTGGCGCAGGGCAATCATCATCGACGAACCAACGAGTCGTCACGGCGCGCTGTTAGCTCACATGGCCGCAATCTTGGCTGAAAAGGGTGAAATTACTGCGCGTGAGTGCCACCTAGGCGACGTTAAATATGACCCTTATCATCTGCAACAGAAGGTGGAAGTTTCGGGGCAAAAATAAATATTACAATTATGAATAAAAAAGATCGTAAAAAAGATCGTAAGTATTGGCAGACTCACAAAGAAGTGATGACACAAGAATTAGAAAAATTAGACAGAAAGAATATTACTCTTATTTTCGATGATCCTCATAGCAAAGTAGCCAAACAGTTCGCCGCAAGGGTAGGGACAATAACAAGAAAAGAGTTAGAATTAAGTTAATTAATTTTCTTGACAGGTATATCAAAGTTATGTTATACTTGTATCATGGCTAGGAAAAAAGGTTCAGGACGTACAAAAGGCGCAGGGTCGTTTGTTAAAGTTTCATTACAAGAACTTAACAGACTTTTGCGCCCAGAAGCCGTTGTTATTATTAATCGTCGTTATGCCGAGCTTATCGGTTTAGCTAATGAGGATTTTATTGCGACCACGGAAAACATCAAAGCGGCTGGTGAGCAGGTCGATTTTCAAGTGACCAAATTAGACTCTGAAGAAGAGGCTGCACCAATGGCATTTAAGTCTGAAGATTGGTAAACTTTAGGCTTGACTTAATTAAGAAAACCGTGCTATTATTAAAACATGATTACGACAGATATATTCGATGGTCTTATCGGCCAAGACGTTGCCAAGCGTAAACTTGGTTTCTATCACAACGGTTACTTGGCTAATCGTATTGTGCCTCATTTAATGTTTGTCGCGCCGAAAGGTTGCGGTAAAACTACTCTTGCAAAAGCAATGGGTAAGTTGTTAGTGGATAGTGAAGGAGTAAAACCTAAAAAGTTTTATGAAATTAATTGTGCTTCTATAAAAAATCTTAATCAATTATGTAATCAATTTCTTATTCCTCATGTGTGTCACAATGAATGTACCGTTTTGTTTGATGAGTGCAGCGAGCTTCCAAAGGATGTGACTATGGCATTATTGACCATTCTTAATCCTAACCCAGAGAATCGCAACACTTTTGCTTATGAAGATTATGTGATGGATTTCAATTTTCGCGAACAGTCGTTTATGTTTGCCACAACTGAAGCTCAAAGCATCTTTCATGCTCTTATGGATAGGTGCGAGCGTGTTGACCTTGAGGAATATACATTCAATGAACTTGGTAAGATTGTTTCTCTTGGCGCAGCGGATATTAGCTTTGAAGATGGATTGTTGGATAAGATTGCTGAAGTGTTGCGCGGCAATGCGCGAGCAGCGCAGAAAATGGCAATGAATATCATGTCGTATTTGGGCGGCAAGGGTAGCTCATCTTTCGATTTCAAAGATTGGGATGAGTTGCAGCATCAGCTTGGCATACTTCCTCTTGGCTTGAGTCGTATTGAGTTGCAAGTGCTGAACATTTTAACCGAGAAGAAAGAGTGCAGCCTAACTAATCTGGCTGCCAAAACTGGCTTGACTCCAGAGTGTCTGCGGCGTGACTTTGAGATGTATCTTCAGAAGATGAACCTCATGGACATCACCACAGCAGGACGGTCGATTACTCCAGATGGACAGCAGTACCTTCGCACCTTGGAGAAGAGGCGCAAGAAGAAAGCTAAAAAATAATTTATAAATTGGTGAGGAATGGAGTCGGAAGAGAGTTCCGAACAGCCCACGTGTCGTGGCTCATGCGAACACCTCACCTTTTTTAAATAACTTCAAATAATTCTCACCCTAAATAAGAATAAATACAAATAGGAACAAATAGAAATGTAAATAAATAATAAATATTTTTGTAAGTTTGTGCTTGACATTTTGCGCAAGGTCTGGCGGCCCGGGCCGCGAAACTTTTTTCACTTTTTTTAAGAATAATGCTTGACTTAACAGTTAAACCTATGCTATACTTTATAAAGAGTTAAGGATAACAACTAAAGAGAAAGATAAACATAAAATGGCACGTTCCGCTAATCAAACTGATAACTATAACTACACCGTCGAATCCGTTAAACTATTCACTCCAGATGGCCAAGAGTCTGGCTGGTATGGCAATCGTCGAACTGATGATGGCTCTATTTTGGGCATCTGCACCGAGCAGTATAACATTGTTCAAAACAAGGACATATTCGGCAAGGCCGATGAAGCTATTGCTGACAGAGGTTTAGAACCCACCTCAAAGCGCGTCGTAGTAAGCGATGGTGGAGCCAAAGTCCGTGGCATCTATGACTTTACTAATGAAGTCAAAAAGGTGAAGGGCGTTGGTGATGAGATGGGCTTCCGTCTAATCGTTAACAATTCTTTTGACCGTAGCTTACGCATTAGCTTCCAACTTGGATTGCTGCGCCTAGTCTGCACCAATGGAATGACCACTCTTGAGAAAGAGTTCGACCTAACCAAAAAGCATTCTGCTCAATGCAAACTTGATGACCTATTGACAGATGACAATCTGGACAAGGCTTTTAACAAGTTCGAGGCTTCTCTCGGAGTGTACAGTCGTCTTGCTGATGTAAAGCTCAAGCAAGAAGAGGGGCTGAATGTTTTACAGCGTTTGGCAAAGGCTAACACCATTAGTGAAAAGCTGCGCGAAGGTATCGCTCACATTTGGAATAATCCAACCTACTCGGAGGATAAGGCTCGCAACCTTTACAACCTCAACAATGCCGTGACCCAGTACGTCACTGAAAACGTGTCAGAGGACAGGTTTGAGTACGCGAACCGTATCACCAGCCAAGTGCTGCGTTCCTTCAACCGTGCTACGAAGAGCAAGTCATCGCTGACCAAGCTGACCTCTGCTCTCCCTGCACCAGTGGTTGCAAATAACTAAATAATAAAATACAAATAACAAATCGCTCACCCTTACGGGTGGGCATTTTTTTTGCTTGACTTCGGGGCCCGGGTTGTCAAGCTTTTTCGGTGTGACATATTGTCTCTTGACTTTCGGTGTTTTGTGTGGTACATTGTAGTATGAAATCCGATCACAGAGAATTGTTGTTTGTTATTGGCCTTGGAATGGCCTCGTTTATAGTTATCATACTTACGGGAGTTTACATGGAAACAAAAGGATTTGGCACTTGGTGAGTAAAAAAAGTGCTTGACAAACTGACGGAAACCTGCTATACTATTATTTATGACAGTTAAAGAAAAGAAGAAGTTGGACTTTGTGTTGTTCATGCAAGTGGTTGCTGGCACACGCAACGTGAAACCTATTGACCGTTTGATGGCTCTCGCAAAAGATGTTGTCGCTATCCGTGACGGTGAAGAACCTAAAGAATCGAAGGAGCTTATTTAACATGGAAAATCATTGGAACAAAAAAGTAGAATTACTCTATCGTAACTGTGGCACAAACTGGGCTGTGTTTATTCGTGGCGCAGCCGATGACGTAGAACAGGAGTTTTATGGTATGTATAACCACGGAGCGACTGACGGAGAGATTCAATGGCAAACACCAGAGAACGCTTATTTTTGGACTACTAGAGAAAAGCTCGAAAAGTGTCTCACGAACCGAGCATTGTTCTGGCTATTGAATCAAGACGGACACGAAGAATCTGACGAGGAAGAATTGCTACCCGTAGCGAAACAGATGGCTGAAACTCTTATGGGTGAGATGGTTCAACAGTCGAACTTGATGACCTTTGGGAATACTTATGACACTTATGAACTTGGTGAAGTGTCAGCGGAATCGAGCGAGGAGCATATCAACAACGGCCCATCTACCGTGCAAGTTAACATCAGCAGATTAATGGGATCTCTATAAAAAAGGGCTTGACAATCAAGCTGAAACGTGCTATATTATACTCATGAAACTACTTGGAATCGACACAAACGCAAAAACCCGTAAAGGCCAGAAAAAAGGTTATATGACGGGAATCTCTTACCTCGCACCCAGCAATGCCAGCGGTGTGATGAACACTTGCCCATCAGCGAGCAAAGGCTGTCGTGCAGCTTGCCTGTTTACGTCAGGGAGAGGCCGTATGAATCCTGTTATGGAAGCTAGAATCAACAAGACAAAACTTCTTGCCAGTGATTCGCTGTCATACTTAAAACAGCTTAAACGTGAGATTGAAGCTCTAATGAAACGCGCAGCGAAGAATGATAAAACCGCCTGTGTTCGTCTCAATGGCACTAGCGATATTGCTTGGGAGGAATACTTGTTAGACGGAAAGAATATCTTTGAGCATTTCCCGAATTGTCAATTTTACGACTACACAAAGCGTCTGGCTCGTGTTGCTGATTATGCAAACGGAAAGTTGCCGAGCAACTATCACTTGACCTTTTCTCATAGTGAAAACACTAGCGAAGAAACTGTGAAAGATGTTTTGAATCGTGGCGTGAATGTCGCTGTGGTTTACAAAGACGTTTTGCCGGTAGAAGATTTCGGTGGTGTAGAGGTCGTCAATGGTGATGAAGATGATTTGCGTTTTTTAGATGCTATCGGAAAAATCGTTGGCCTAATCTATAAGAAAACTAAAGCAACAGAAGATGAATGGAATGGATTTGTGCGCCTCACGAAAGTAGAGGTGGCATAGATGATAGCTATAACAATTTTCATGTGTTGGTGTGCGTGGTCTATGCTCAAAAGAATGTAACTCTTAAATAGATAATATTAAATAGGTTAGTAAAGTATTACAATTAAATAGTGGTGTGGCCAAGTGGTAAGGCGTTGCTCTGCAAAAGCGAGATCGTGGGTTCGACTCCCACCACCACTTCCACTTTGGCGGCCCGGGCCGTCAAGCATAAAAAAACTTTAAAAAATCGCTTGACAAATGGGCGTTTATGTGTTATATTATACCTAATGAAAAACATAAAACCTATCGACGGCGGCGAATCTTTTGCAGTACATCAACACATCATCCTAAAGAACTTCTGGGAGTATTACCTCGGAGAGACTGATGAAGATGGCGTGGCTTTTGGCTATGTGATGGGGTTTGAGAATGAGTGGGGCAGCGTCTATATGCCAGAGATTGAGCCTCACATTATAAGCATTGCACGGGGCAGAGAGCTTGAAGATGTTATGCCTCCATTTAACTATAAGTGGGAAGAGTCTGCCCTTCAAGATTTTCTCGAAGAAAGTGCTTGACAAACAGGAGAAAGTGTGGTATATTATAGCATATGAAGTTACAAGAAGGAAGAGAAAGAGCAAGTAATCTGAAACTGGGCGCAGTCTATTTTCATGATAATGAGGCAAAACGGCTAGACCAAATCATAAGCTGTCAAGGTGTGTGGCTTGTTGATGCCGTTGGTGATGGGTATGGTGAAACTATCCCCTTTGATGAGGTCGGGTACGCTGACCTTGATGAGGTGCAAGATTTCGTTGATGATTGCGAAGTGGCACTAGGAGAGAAAGCTCCTTTAGATTATTAAAATTAATCCTTGACAAAGTGGTCAAGTTTGTGGTATTATTATATACAGTTGAGCGAGAAATCGTTCTTTGAAAATTTAAGGGTGAAATTGGTGTTGCTGGACTGGATAACAAGGTTCGAAGGTCAAACAAGGCGACAGCCTGACGCAGGAAAGCCCCTAGTGGAAGCGCGACGAAGCTAGACGGTGATACGATACTGGTCGGGTCAGGTTCGAATCCTGACACCCTGAACAATTTAAGCTGACGACGGTTGGCTTAAGGGAATGGCTGAATATCCCTCCAACATAAGGGGAAAGGCATGGGGCCACCTGAGAGAGTGTTATCGCATGACTCTTGTGGTTTTAGTAGACTGGTTAACTTGAACTGTATTGTGTGCTGGTCTTGATGGTAATGCAGCAATCCATCTTCCCATTAATTTATAGGGTGAAGTAACAAACGTCCGCAAAGAGGAAACGGCCCAATAAACAAAGTGCAAGGAGTTGTGGCGTAACGGTGCATCGTGCCACGTAAAGCACTTAAAAAATTCTCCCTTTTTTTTGTCGATCATAAATACCTTTTTTTGATCGGCAATTTTTTTTGTCGATCATTCGTGAGCGGCTAATTCTTTTGCCAATCAATTATGGCAATTAATGAGCGACAAAGAGGGTAATTGTTTTGCAAGATAATACTGTTTTCGTGGGATATCTCCTCCAATAATTTCGTAAATAGCACGAATTTCACATCGGAGAAATACCCCCTTTTTACGAAACTTAAACGTGATACTCATCCGGCGGCCCGGGGCCTGAAAAAAAATGAAAAAACCGCTTGACAAACCCTGATTTGTGTGGTATATTATATCCATAATGAACGACAAAATAGAAAACCTAATAAACAACCACATCACTCGACTTCAGCAGAACATCCTTGATCGTGACCACTCGGTCATGGCGTGTGGTGCTCGCAGCAATCCATTCCACGCTCAACTCGATGAGATTGACCTCAAGAATATAGCCTCTCTCAGAGAGGGTCGCATCCCACAGTACAGCGACCACATGGCTTGCCTCGTTGGTGATGGCCCACATGATATGAGCGAGTTTCGTGACCTGACTTACGAGAAGGAGCATGAGGCTGCTGGCCTCTATGAGGGGGTTGAGCCGAGCCTAACTTAATAGGCTACCCAGCCTAGCCGCCAAAGCTGCGCTTGAGACACAGCGCGACGAGGGGCTAGGCTCAGGGCCCGGGCCCTGAAGAAAGTGCTTGACAAACACCTGTTTATGTGTTACATTATAACAATGAAACGACGAATCAAAGCACGGGTCAACAGAGATGGCCTGATGGGCAGCGCGTCTCGTGTCCATCGTGTGAGGAAGGGCAAGGGCTCTTATTGTCGTAAGTCTAAACACAAGAAAAATGAGTGGTAACTATTATGATGATGAAGGTTACTTGGGCGATCACTATGTCGGTCAAAGTAAGTATGACTATGTGCTCAAGGAGTGCAAGCGGTGTGGTCAGAAGGTAGACATGAGTTCTGATCATGCTATCTGTAATTCATGTGCCGATGCAATGGAGCGAGGGTGGGAGTATTGATACTCTTAACCCTATTAATAGTAATAACTATTTGGTTGATGGTTAAAAGATACTGAGGGCCCCGGCCCTGAAAAAAGTTAAAAAAACTGCTTGACAAACAGCCATTTGTGTGTTATATTATACCAATGATAAGCGAGATGGATAAGTTTAAAGAAGATGCAGCTTTCAAGCTGTTTGGTCGCAGCCGCATACTTGCCATCGCTGGCAACGGGTGCGTGAAGTGTGGCGAGAGCGCGGTTGATTTCCGTGACGAACTCTCCCGCAAGGAGTACGGCATCTCTGGCTTGTGCCAGTGCTGCCAAGACAGCGTCTTTGGTGTGGAGGAGGACTAATGAGATTAAACGAGATTAGCCCAGAGAGCATGGGCATGAGGCCCACGGACAAGCCTAAATTGATAGACGCTACGCCTACGCCTATGCATGACCAAAAGGATTGGATTCAGGACAGTGATGGGACATGGGTATGTGATTGGTACATGGAGGACGGGTATGATGTCAGATGCAGAGATTAGATTAAGTGAGTTATTAGATAGCTTTAATAGTGAAGAAGAATGGCTAGCATATAGGGAATCTTATCCCTTAATACCAATAAGCTCAAATGATGATGTCCCTTGGAATTATGATATGAAAATCTTCTGAGGCCCCGGGCCTGAAAAAAAGTAAAAAAACCCCTTGACAAGAGGCTGTTTCTGTGGTATATTATGTCATATGAAAAACGATACAGTAACTCAAACCATCACCGAAGCCCAAGTCACCCAGCGCAAGCTGAATGAGATCAACAACAATTTCAACCTCACCGATGAGTACGTCGAGCATTTGGATCAAGCCGTGACTCAACTACTAGCTAACAAGGAACGCCTGAATAAGGCTCTAGGCATCCTCAACAAGCTGCCTTCTTCCTTGGAGGATAAGTTCGTCAAGGTCAATCCTAACCAGCAAGAACGCCGCTGGTAGGCCTTGGCCCTTCGGGGCCCGGGCCCTGAAAAAAAAGTAAAAAAAGTGCCCTCCAGCCCTTGACAAGGGGTCATTTGTGTGCTATATTATGGTAATGAAAAACGATACTCCAACTTACACCCTCTGGAACGGCCCTACTCTAATCGACACTTTTGAGCATAACCGTGAGGGCTATGACTCTGCTCTAGAGCGGGCTTTCGACCTTGGCCCTAGTGCCTCCATCTACTCCACTCGTGATGACCTTGTGTGGTCTGCCGAGGCAGATGAGCCAAATGAGCCTAGCGATGCGTGGCACGATGCCGACGCGCTTGCCTCTGCTGGATGGGGTACTGATGAGGACTACGGCTGCTATGGCCCAGAGGATTGCTGGGAATAGCAATCTCAGGCCCCGGGCTGTCAAGCAAAAAAAGTTATTCACAATCGAAGAAAGTGCCTTGACAAACGGGCGATTCTGTGGTATATTATAAGTATAACAACGATGAAAAACTACACACCGACAATCGCCCAGAGAACTAGGATGATGACCGCTATTGAAAGCGAGCTAGAACGAGAGAATCCGAATTATGCACATTTGACTATTACCTTTGGTATGATGCAGCACGCTGCTGATGAAGGTACAGGAGGAGACCATTACGACTATTTAGAGAGATTGTGGAATATGTTCAATCTCGAAAAAAGATGAAAAAAGTGCTTGACAAACGGTCGATTATGTGGTATATTTAGGTATTAAGATTATGATAAACGAGACAGAACTATTACTGAATCAAGAGGTAGAAGTGACATTCCAACGAAGCCAACTTTGGGGCAAGCGTGGTCACGTTCTAGGCATTATGGCTGATGGTCGTACATTAGATATTGAGCTACATGGTGGCAAACGGGTATTCCTAGATGTCACTTTTGTGGATGAGATTCGTGAACGTACACAGTTCGCCAAGACCGAGCAAAGCCTCGGCCCAATCGCTAACCATCTCATTAAGGATACGCTTTAATTATGAAACTCATTGTAAAGGAAATGCCCGCAAGGCAAAAGTTCTATCAGTTAGTAGATGCTGCGTGTTACGCTAGAATGGGATGCTCCATGCATGACCTACCTGATTTCCCATATAGTGATTACTATGATGATGAGATTATGTCTCATGAGGAAATGGTTAATGCAGCAGATATGTGCATTGAGGATCTAGTGCTTGAGCTTAAGAATGATAACGAAGGATATTGGTTATGAGGAATTGGCTTGATATGTATGGTGGGTGGCTTGCGATAGTTCTCTATTTCATTCTAACAACTATTATTTGGAAATGGTAAAAAAACAAAAAGAACAAAAGCCTGTAATGGCTGAATTAGTACGCGTGTTAAAAGATAAGCCTAAAGGTCTTACTCTTAACGAAGTCAAAGGCAAGGGCTTGCAACTACCTTCTGGCCCTGCTCTAATCAATGGACAATGGACTTGGTAATTATGAATGAAGAATATGCAAAACATCTAATGAAAGAATATAAAGAAGAAAGCCCATTTGAATTATGGGTGTGGTTCGTTGCTGCTCAATTGCTTTTCGGTATTATACTTATAGGCGTAATAGGTCTTTGTATGTGGATGGCTTCTTAATCAGGGGCGTCTAATAGAGGGCCGTAATAGTAGTTGTAAGGCGCTTTCTCATAGCGCCTAGGCTCAGGGCCCGGGGCTCAAAAAAAAGTAAAAAAACCGCTTGACAGCACCCCATATCTGTGGTATATTATAGCATGATTAAACGACAAGATTGGACTATCACCTTCGACGATGGCAGCACTGCATCCTACTTTAACATGACCTCTCTGGAGGCTGTGAGGTGCGCTGTGAGTGACTGGTATCCAGCCAAGCGTGTGGTGGCATGGGTGCCCCGTCAGGTGGACGTGTACAGCATAGCACTGGACTAGGGTCATGCTGCTACTGGCTCTAATAGTGGTGTGGTGGGTATGGCTAGCAGTAGACCAGTATTGAGGGCCCGGGCCTTGAAAAAAGTCCTTGACAAGGGGTCATTTGTGTGGTATATTATAGTATGACATTTAACAAAGGTGACAAAGTAGCACACAGGGATAACCCGATCCATTGGAGAGGTGAGGTGACAGAGGTAAAATTAAATGGGCGAATAAAGGTGATGCTCATTAACGGTAATGAGGTAGAGGTCGGGCCATATGTGCCATTGAAGCTAGATGTCTTTGCTGACGAATAAGCAATGACCCACCCCCACGGGGGGAGGGGGTACCCCCACCCCTATTCGAGGCCCGGGGTTTGAGACATGACCCGGATGGGGTGCCTCTCTAGAAAAAAGCCCTTGACAGATCGACACTTTCGTGGTATATTATGGTATGAAAGATGATTATAGAGACATTTATTTCGTGATTTGCATCGGTATATTTTCCTTCCTCGCTATTCTAGCAACAGGAATTTACATCGAGACGCTTTAGCCGTTCTTTTTGACTCGGCTCGACCCCTGATTCGGCCCCCGGGGTGCCTGTGAATAACTTTTTTTAAAAAACCCCTTGACAAAGGGTCATTTCTGTGGTATATTATACTAATGAAAACGATAAAAAGGTTCAACGACGAATTCAATCGCATGTTTAACGATGAGATCTTCATGCCGATGATAAAAATTTCAGGTTTACTGATTTTCCTCGCCATTATTTTGGATTTTGGCTTTCAGATGATCGAAGCAATCGATATTTTAACGGTGGGACCGTAGATGTCTCACCCTATATGATAAACTATACTATGTTTGAAGATCAATTAGACGAAAACGAAATTTTAATGCGGAATTTGCTTGACAAAGTCTGCGAAGGCGTAGAAGTTCCCTCGGATTCAGAAAGTGAAGAGGCGAACGAACTACAAAACGGATAAATCAAAAGATGAAAGAGGGAGATTTAAAAAAAAATGTTATTAGCAGTAATTATTCTGGTTTATGTATTCGGCTCGATGACTCAACGACTTTAAATGATAAAAACGACATGACTAAATGAGTTAAAGTATTCAAGTGGGGGCGTAACCCCCCCCTATTTTTGAAAAAAAACGCTTAAGTTTTACGCTTTTGCGAAGGTGGGGGGGCTATTTATATCTGCCCGAGACTTGTCGAAATACCTGTTTTTCATATATCTCTTGTAATATACTGATATAACTGTGTAATCACTTATATGGAACTTCTATTAGAAGGCTATCCAGTGATCGTCCATACAGACAAAATGGGTAAGTGGCAAAATGATTTAGTCGAAATTGTAGACGCTGCTGAAGATCTATCCTCCTCGCACTATAAGTACATTATCAATTACCTTTACTCCGAGGGGTTCGTACTAGATAGAAGAGTAAATACTCATATCTTAGATAAAAACAACAACATCATTAAAACATATACAGGATTGGAATAAATATGCCGAGAAGAAAGAAAAAAGATGAATTAGCGAAGGAAGAAGCGATAAAGGAAATAGAAGAAGCTTTAACACCTGAATGGTCGAATCCAAACCCGATCAAGAGTTTAATAAAACTTAAAAATTTTACTTGGACTAAAAAACAAAAAGACTTTTTTAGAATAGCTCTTCACCCAGATACTAAAATAATGTTTGTCAATGGGCCAGCTGGAACTAGTAAAACTTTTCTATCCACATATTGCGGTTTACAATTACTCAATATGAAAGCGGTTTCAGATATAATGTACCTTAGATCTGCTGTGGAATCTTCCGATAGGAGCTTGGGTTTTCTACCGGGATCGGCTGACGACAAATTAAAATTCTACAATTTGCCCTTCTTAGACAAATTAGATGAATTACTAGTAAATACGCGGCCAGAAAAACTTGAAGAACAAAAAAGAGTAAGTATGTTTCCTGTGAATTTCGCAAGAGGGATGAATTGGATATCAAAATGCATAATTCTCGATGAATCTCAAAACTGCACGGAGAAAGAAATCACAACCGTCTTAACTAGAATGGGTAAAGGTAGTAGAGCGTTCGTTTTAGCAGACCCCATGCAAACAGATATAAGAACAGAAAGCAAGCAGGGGTCTTTTGAGAAAATGGTATCTACATTTAATGACCAAGAAAGTAGAGACAAGGGGATATATACCTTCACATTTGATGAAGATGACATTATGAGGTCAGAATTAATAAAATTTTTAATAAAAAGACTAAATTCTGTAAGATAATAAGGAGAAGTAATACAAAATGAGTGAAGAAAAAAAATCGAAAGCAGAGCTAGCCGCTGAAATTGCCGCAAAAGAAGCCGAAACTCGGAAATCTTTAGCAGAAGCAGCAAAAATCGAAGCGGAGACCGAAAAAGTAAAAGCAGAAGCTGGGAAAGCGCAACTTGAGTATCACGCCGAGCACCGAAAAAGAGAAAAAGAAATGGCAACGGACGAAGAAAATCATTTATACAGGTTTTCTAAAGATGTAAATCATAATTCCGTTACAGCTTGCATGAGCAAATTGACACAATGGCATAGGCAAGATCCTAAATGCGAAATAGAAATCGTTTTCTCTTCTCCCGGGGGGAGTATTATCGATGGATTTGAATTATTTGACTTCATTCAAGAGCTTAGGGTCTCTCATAGAGTAACGACGGGCTCTTTAGGCATGGCTGCTTCTATGGCGGGTATTTTGCTCCAAGCTGGAACCCATAGGTGGATTGGTCACCAAGCATGGTTAATGATCCACAGAGCGGCATTTGGGGCCATTGGGAAGACGTTTGAAGTAGAAGACGAAGTTAAATTAGTAAAAAGAATTGAACAAAGAATTGTAGATATCTTCACATCGAGATCAAAATTAACAAATCAAAAAATTAAAAGAAATTGGGATCGTAAAGATTGGTGGATTGATGCAGATGAATGTTTGGATCTTGGACTCGTCGACGAAGTAAGGGCTATGATGCCAGAACACCACTTAAGCAGTAAAAAGAAAAAAAGAAAAAAATAATGAGTGAGACACATCCGGAAGCATCCCAATATCAAGAATATATGAAAACTTTTCATGAATCAGACAGACTTGCTCCCGAAGGGGAGCAAAAAATAGCATTAGTAGATATAGATGAGACTATTTGTTTCTATTCTGGCAAGCGTAGATATGATCTAGCTGAACCTCATGAAGGTAACGTGGCTAAAATTAACAAAATGTACGATGAAGGCTGGAAAATAATTTATTGGACTGCAAGAGGCGGCTCTAAAAGTTCAAAAGAAGCGGGTAGATGTTATTATGATTTTACTTGGAAGCAATTAGAATCTTGGGGATGCAAATTCCATGAATTATCTACAGGTACTAAGGGGGATTATATTAAGCCTCCTTATGATTTAGTAATAGATGATAAATCTAAAAGAATAGAAGAACTTTAAAAAGTGTAACATACAGAGGAAAGGAAATTATGAAAAAAATTATTGCATTATTTTCGTGCATTTTTGTAATCGGCTGCAACTGGGGAAATTCCGGATGTTCGGACTGTTCCTGCGATGCAGGCTGCTGTTCATCCGACAGTTGCTCAGTTGCCGATTGCAATTGTGTATGTAAAAAGTAACAGAAGCTCGAAGCCGTGTGTGAACTTTGCGAGCTAAAAACTATAGAAGAAGAATTCTATAGGGATGACGACTTTGTGATTATAAGTTGTATGAATTGTCATGTTCCTATGGTGGTACCTTTTGAGCATATTGATCCAAAAGAGGGAGGATCTCCATATTTACGTGAAAAAATGGAAAATATGTTAATAAAAATTGCTGTAAGATTCTTTAAAGAGAAGGAATTCTTCATAGACAAAGAAGAAAAAACTATATTCGATCATATGCATTGGCACGCTAGAGAGAAAGGGAAAGATTATGGGAACTTGGAGCTCGGGAATAGGTAAATTCGTCAAAAAAGATCCAAATCATGGATGTTTATGGAAAAAGATCAAAAATTGGTGGTGTTCGGCGGGATTATGTAATTTAAATAAGTGCAAAAGAAAGATACATAAGAAAGCAAACATACCTAATAATTGTAAGAATCCTAAATGTGTTTGTAAGGGGGATGATGATGATGCTATAAGACAATTTGAAAAAAGATTTTTAGATAAGTCTTAATTTTTAATTTTTTGTATATCGTTGTACGCTTTATGCGCGGTTTGGTTAATAGCTACAGCCAATTCCCATTCGTGGTCTTTTCCGTAATCCATCTGACGGTGTGCTATAAATTTTAAAGATAGATCTCCTATATTCTTAAGCTTTTTTTCTAGTTCTTCTAGCTGATTTTTTAGCTCTTGTTTTGCTTTCATTTTTATCTCCTTTAGGTTTCTCTAATAGCCCCGACTTGTGAGCATCTCCTTGTTTGTACTTTCTTCTTTCTAGTTTGCGCCATTTACAATAGCTATATAAAAATCTACTGAGAGTATCTCCAAATTTTTTAATTTGGGCCTCTGAGGCGTTCCAGAAAAAAGCGTGAGCAACTTCGTGTATTGACGTATTTAATTCTGATTGCTTCGTGAGATATGGGTTTATATATATTTTGGGGCTTTCTGATTCTGGATCTTGACATGTACCATCCGCTTCTCCATAATGATGGGAATTGGGTTTCTTAAAGATAATTTCGTATTCTCGGCCTTCAAAATTTTTAAAGGTGAACTTACGTCTTTTCTTTCGTCTCGCCATTTTTTAAAAAAGTATCATTGTTAATGCATATAGTGAGTGGGTCCGTTCCCAACCCCTAAAGTCAGATAGGCCCATCCTTTGCCACTAATTGACTATTATATAATCCTTTCGTAACCCTTTCAGCTTTGGCCTCCGGGACGCGATCTGTCTATTCTATTTTACACTGTTGTCTTTAAATATAAGTATAATTTTATTTTTATTTTGACAAGAATAAGCAGTATAATTAGTGTATGAGAGTTTATTGCCAAAAATGCGGCCAGCCAACCGAGTATTCTATACAAGGTGGAAAACCGAAGTTTTGTTCTCACTGCGGGCAATCATATGGAGTCTCAGAATATCATCTAGATGCCACTAAAGGGAGCAAATCTGCTTCTAAGAGTGCCCCTGAAGAACATAAGCCTATTATACAGCTGGAGGAGGAATTTCCTGATGATGCTGTGTATGTTCCTGATATTTCTAAATTACAAATAGATATCGACACCACTCACGAACGACCCCCTCAAATGACGATAGGTGATTTGGCTGGTTCGAAGATTGATGGCGTTAAAGATGAACCCAGACTAGGGACCCCAGAAAGCAATATGAGCAGCGAAGAATTTTTGCAAAGCTTCCAAAAAGAAGCTGGTTCATTGAGGCCGAAGGGATCTGATAATGGCTAAAAAGAAAGCGCCGAAATACGAAGAGTACAGCGCTGTTATCGATACTGAGATAGCGAAGCGTCGAAGTAAGTGGAATCTCACTGCGTTAGCGTGGATGGACTTTGATGATGTTTCTCAGATCATTCGAATACATATCCATAAGAAATGGACGTTATACGATTCTTCCAAGCCTATTCTCCCGTGGATCAATCGTATAATCTCCAATCAATTAAAAAATTTAATTAGAAATCATTACGGTAACTTTTCTAGGCCATGCTTAAAATGTGCAGCGGCCGAGGCAGAAGATTTATGTAATATATACGTTAAACAATGTTCTACATGTCCACTTTACGCCCATTGGGAAAAATTTAAGAAACGTGCGCACGACACCAAACTAGCTTTACCTTTAGAAAATCACGTGAAAGAAGTATCGAGCCAATTCGAAGATTCAATAGATATTGAGATGACTGCGGAATACATGCATAAACAGATGGAGAAAATTTTGAAGCCTACAGAATGGAAAATATATGAGGCCTTGTACATTAAGGGTATAGATGAAAAAAAATTATCAGAGACAATGGGATATTCTAGTTCTGAAAAAAATAGGGGTCCCGGATATAAGCATATAAAAAATATTAAAAAAACTATCATTACAAAAGTCAAAAAGATGTTGGCTAGTGGCGAGATAGACATTTATGGTTAATCATATGAAATTATCAGACGAACAATGTGAAAAAATTCTGAATGCGTGGAATAAAAACCCACAGGACCCACCAGCTTTATTAAAGTTGATTAGGCTTGCTTTTCCTGATAAAGATGTTGACGGAAGAAGTAAGGAGGGGAGAGCAGTTAAGGAATTCTTAGCTTTAAACGACCTTAAGGCGCGTGCCGCGCACGAATATAAGCCTAAAGAAAAAATTGAGTTAACCGAGGAACAAAAAGAATTTGTAAAAAACAATGTCTCAATGATGAATTGCGTAGAAATGGCTAGAGTGGTTTTTAAAAATGAAGAACTCGGTAATCTACATCAAGAAACCAGAACAGTTAATGAATACGCTGATACATTAGGTGGTGTGGAAATTCGATCTTCTCGAGAAGAGAGTGGCGTAGAAGAGTTCAAGCCGATTAGAACTTTTTACGCTATGTTGAATAAAATTAATAAATATGTCTATGAGGGTATAGATAAAGAGAAAATTACCAATCAACAGAAACGAGAAATAGAAGCTACTATAAAATATGTAAATACTTATAGGTTTGGTCACCAGATGAATAGATACAATAATGTTACTGATAGAGATTTATTTGAAAGTAGTTTTGTTAGATATACGTATAATAAAGCTGATTTAACACAAGAGGAAGTTGACCAATTTATTGTTCTCTCTGCGGAGGTAGTTATAGCCTCAAACATTCAGGCTAGAGTAGCTCATCTTTCTAGACTATTAGACGATGTTGCTGAAGATACGGAGGGCCGAAGAATTTCCATGGCTCTAGTAGATGCTATAAATACTGCTCAAACAGAATATAATCAATCAGTTGCTCGTCAACAAAAATTACTGAGTGATTTAAAAGAAAAACGCAGCGATAGGCTCAAAAACCAAATAAGAGATAATGCCAGTATCTTAAATTTAGTTGAAATGTGGAAAAATGAAGAATCTAGGCAGAAGATGATAAAACTCGCCCAACTGCGAAAAAAATCATTAAAAGAAGAAAAAGATAATCTAGAAAATATGGACGAAATGAAAGCTCGGATCATGGGATTATCGGAGGACGAAATATGAGTAAGCCAGCAAAATGCAAAGCGTGCGAAAAAGAGTTTGAATCGGAGGGCTCTTTACATAAACATCTTAAAGTCCACAAGCTAAGAATGGCTGCGTATTATCAGGAATATTACCCACGTCATGATAAGTATGATGGTAAAATAATTAAATTCAAGTCTAAACGTTATTATTTTGAAACAGATTTTAACTCTAGACGAAATTTAAAACTATGGCTAACCAAGCAACCAGAAGATATAGCTAAGGCTTATTGTAAGGACAAACTGTTAGAACGTATCGAGTTAAAGAATATTGAGTATACCCCTACAGAAGTAGAGTTAAGGAGCCTAATGTCTCCCCCTATTACTTACCTGCATAAATTGTTTGGTAATTACTATAATTTTTGTGAAAAGGAACTAGGGCTTAAAAATAAGTATAAAATTTTCCCCAAACATATATATTCGGAAGAGCCCTTAGGTAAAGGAGAGAAGATATTTGTAGATACCAGAGAGCAAAAACCATTAAGGTTCGATTTACCCATAGAAGTTAAAACTTTAAATTTTGGAGATTATGCATTTAGCAATGAGGAGAACTCTTGTAATACTTATATAGAGAGAAAATCTATAGGCGACTTCGTAGGAACGTTGAGTGGGGGATACGAAAGATTTGAAAAAGAAATTATAAGATCTGTAGAAAATAAGGCTTATTTAATAATTCTAGTAGAAGATGGTTTAGATAATTGTAAATCTTTCAATTACTTACCTCACGTATCTAAAAAAATCCGTGCCACTCCTGAATTTGTATTTCATAACGTTAGATCCCTCATTCAAAAATATCCAACTATACAGTTTCTATTCGTTAACGGTAGGAAAGAGGCTACTAGAGTAGTACAGCGTATTTTTACATGTAAATGTTTTCATCAAAAAATAGACCTTCAATTAGCATATGATGCTAAAATATTATAATGTGGTACGCCGAAGAAACAGAAAAATCAAAAAATGCTATTGATTTTAACGAAGAGCTTCTAAAAATCGAAGGCGAGCTAAGCACTAAGGAGGCCAAAATATCGCTCGCTAAATTTCTTCATCATAATTTAGGATTTACTACTGAATTAATTTCTGGTATAAAATTAGCGCCTTTCCAAGAAATAACCTTGAGGGGCATGATGGAAAATAACTTCGCTATGTGCGTATGGGGACGCGGCTGCGGAAAAACTTTCATAGCAAGTGTTTTTTGTTTCTTGTATTGTATATTTAATCCCGGAGCTAAAATAATGTTAGCTGGACCAACTTTCCGTACTGCTAGATTTATATTTAATAATTTAGAAAAACTGGTCGAATCAAAGGGCGCAGAACTTTTAATGCAATGTTTTGGTGCGAAATCAAAACGAAACGATCAATATGAGTGGAAAATCAACGACGGGACTATAACAGCTATACCCCTTAGTGGTGAAAAAATTCGTGGTTTTCGCGCTAACGTTTTACTACTTGATGAGTATCTATTATTACCAGAAGAAACTATTAAAACCGTTCTTATGCCATTCTTGGTTGCTCCGCAAAACATGAAAGAACGCATAGAAATTAGAGAAATAGAAGATAAGCTTATTGCTAATGGAGAAATGAAAGAGAAAGATCGGATGGTCTTTGAAAATGATAGTAAAATGATAGCGCTTTCTTCGGCTTCTTACACTTTTGAGAATTTATACAAAACATATTGTGATTGGAAGGAGAAAATATACAACCCATCTGAAAATGATTCTGGTTCATATTTTATATCTCAATTAGGATACGAAGCTTTACCGGAGCACATGATAGATACCACCATTATTGACGAAGCTCAAAGCGGCGGTCAAAGTCACTCTAGTTTTCAACGAGAATATTGTGCTCAATTTACAGACGGTTCTGATTCTTATTTTAGCGCAAAAAAAATGCACGAGTGCACTATTCCCGATGGACAAGATCCCACGACCTTAATAAAAGGAAAACAAGGAGAAAAATACATTTTAGCTATTGACCCCAGCTTCTCAAATAGTCCAACTTCAGATTATTTCGCAATGACGGTTTTGTCTATAGACGAAGAGAGTAAAGAAGGCACCCTCGTCCACTCTTATGCTGTTGCTGGTGGTAATTTAAAAGACCACATGAAATATATGCATTATGTAATAACTAATTTTAATATTGAGTTAATATGCATTGATAATGCGGGTTATCAGTTTATTGATAGTTGTAATGAAACGAAATGGTTTCAGAATGACAGAATTAATTTACAATATATAGATTTTAATAGTGCGAAAGAAGGGGATGAATATGAAAAAGAAATTAGAAAATTTAAGAGATATTATGACAAACAAAAAGGAGCGATAGTCTTCAAACAAACTTTTACCTCTGATTTTATAAGAAAAGCTAACGAACATTTACAAGCATGTGTGGATCATAAGAGGATTTGGTTCGCTTCTAGGTGCTCCGCTAATGGTGCATCCTTTGATAAAACAGTTACTCAAAAAATACCGTTGTCCTATACTGGGCAAGAGACTCTTTTAGATTTAATCGAAGAGCAGGATAGCTTAGTATATCAGACCAAGAAGCAATGCGCTCTGGTTGAGGTTACAACGACCGCAAGAGGCACGCAGACGTTTGACCTTCCTTTGCACTTAAGACGCTCCACAAGCGCAAATAGGGCCCGTAAAGACAACTATACGACCCTTATGTTATGCAACTGGGCCTTGAAGTGCTACTTCGATGCCAAATCAATTAAAGACGAAGGAAATCTTACATTTACGCCAAGAATGATTTGATAATTAGTGTAATAATCGTTAACGATCATCGTTTAGGAGTAAGGAATGTCTCAGAATTTAATAAGAATAAAACAGTTAGATCAAGACGAGCTAACTAATTTTGTTTTAGAAACAGCACCTCAGGGACCCACTGGTGCTACAGGAGGCATAGGCTCTACTGGTTCTACTGGTGACGTTGGCGCTCAAGGCACGCAAGGTGTCACTGGACCAGCTGGTCCTACTGGCGTTGGTGGTCCAACTGGACCTACTGGGGTAAAGGGCGATACTCAATATGGAGGACCTACTGGACCCGTTGGTATACAAGGACCCACTGGGCCAGCAGGACAATTTGGAGGCCCCACTGGACCCCAAGGAATCACTGGCCCCCAAGGATTGACGGGACCTACTGGGGCAGAAATTCCCGGACCTACTGGAGAAGTCGGTGCACAAGGCATACAAGGTATACAGGGGCCCACAGGAAATTTAGGGCCTACTGGTTTTACTGGAGCAGTAGGGCAACCCGGAGACAGGTACAGAACAACCTCCTATACTACTTTAACAATTCCTTATAACCCTACTCAAGTTCAAATAACTATAGAAGAAAATCTAGCTTTCACCGCTGGGCAAGAAATAATCATTGCTTTTGATAGCTCAAGGAACTTTACAGCAACTGTTGATTCCTACAATAAAGGCACAGGCATCATGCTTGCTACCTCTATATTTTCTAATGGATCAGGGCAATTTTCGTACTGGACAGTAAATTTATCCAAAGCTCAAGGAAGGCAGGGAGAAATAGGACCCACCGGAAATCAGGGAGATGTAGGAGGTATAACATATAATATAGGTATAGATAATGCTTTGGGTTATACTTTTGAAGGCTTCGTTGGTACTGATCCCGAACTAACAGTTGTTAAGGGGATGACGTATATTTTTAATTTTATTGACCCCACAAATGCAATAACGCACCCGATGTTCATAAAAGACTTAAGCGGAAATTCTTTACAATCTACTGATGGTGTTTTAAATAATGGATCTTCAAATATAACTTTTAAAGTTCCTTTTAATGCTTCTGATAATTTGCAGTACGTTTGTAGCTCGTTTCCAGAATTTGTGGGATCAATTAGAGTATCTGACGTAGCCGGACCGCAAGGGCCGACGGGCGCAACAGGAGCAGTTGGAGCAACTGGGCCAGCTTGGGGGGCAACGGGAGCAACAGGCTCAACAGGATTACAAGGAATCACGGGCCCCACGGGTCCATCGCGTGTAATTAATACAGGAAAATTATTAGAATTAACTATGGTTTTCGGCTCAGAATAAGGGAAAAGAAAAATGGTAACAGGAACATATATAGGAACAGGGGATTACACAACGCTTGTCCAAGCATTGGGAGTAAAACATATAGTTATGGGAATTACTTTCTGCAATTCTAACGAGAGTTCGGGAGAATTTGTGGATCTTCATGCGGTAACCAGTGGCGATTCGGCTGGTGGGCACAATCTTTTATTTAAAAACTTATTTCTACCTCCCGAAGAAACTTATAACATGCATCAACGTATTGTGCTAGGAAATGAAGAGAAAATTGTAGCTAAGACATTGGGTACGGTTCATAGCAACAATATTATAAATGCAGTAACAACTTATACAAAATTAGATGGATTAGGATAAATTATGTCACATTTTATAAAACAAGGATATATCGGACCAACTGGAGCAACAGGAGCTATCGGGCCCACAGGCCCCGGGGCAGGGCCCACCGGACCACAAGGTATTCAAGGCATAACAGGAGAAGTGGGCCCACAGGGTACGGGCCCAACAGGGCCAGCTGGACCAATGGGACCAACAGGCGTCGGGGGTCCTACCGGGCCGCAGTCTACCGTAGCGGGACCAACAGGAATTCAAGGCATAATCGGGCCTACTGGAGATAGGTGGACAACCGCATATTCTAGTTCAATCACGGTCCCAGTTCCTAACCAAGTAATGCCATCTCTTAATATTGGGGGCGGGTTTGCTTATTCTAAAGAGCAAAAAATAATTATAGCAAATACAAATACTTCGACTTTAAATCTTGTTAATTTTATTAAAGGGTATGTAAATGCTTATGTAGGAGGTAATCTTACTGTAAGGGCTAGCGATGTGGCTGCGGAAATAGATGGAGTAACAGGAGCTACGGGATCAGACTGGTCTATTACATTAGACGGAGCAATAGCGAAGCAGGGAGAAACAGGACCGATTGGCGTAACGGGAGCGGCAGGACCCACTGGCCCACAAGGAGTAGCGGGAGCAACTGGCTCAATTGGTGCAACAGGAGCAGCTTCGACAGTTATTGGTCCGACGGGTGCAGCAGGAGACAAATATAAAGGTACCTCAACCACTTCTTCTTATATTCCTCAAGTGAATAGCTCTGTAACAATTACCCTTGTAGAGGGAGACTTGGCGTATACATTGGGTCAAAAGGTGATTGTAGAAGCTGATTCTAGTAATCGTCTCACCGGGGAAATAACTACCATAGCAAATAGTAATAAAGATTTAACTATTAAATGTTTAACTCGTCGTATAAATGGGGTAGATGGATCTACTCAAGCTGGCTCTTCACATTCTAGTTGGAATATTAATCTTGATGGCGCAGTAGGAAAAGAGGGTCCCGTTGGCGCTGTGGGAGCAACTGGAGCAACTGGAACGCCGGGAGATTTATACGCCACACAAATAAACGCTGCTTCGACCACCGCATTTCCCATCCCTTTGCCGGGAGCAACGGGATCAGCAGTAAATCAACAATTTACAATATCAACTAATTTAGCTTACACAATCGGTCAAAAGGTAATTGTAGCTCATGACGCAACCAATTGGTTCAAGGGGCCAGTGCTTGCATACAATTCTTCTACAGGAACAATGGCTGTTGAGGTTAAAGAATCAGCGAGAACTTATCCTTACGATTCTTGGAATGATCATAAAGTCAACCTCGATGGAGCGGTTGGTCAGCAAGGCATTCAGGGGGTTACTGGGCCAACTGGCTTAATAGGAGCAACCGGCGATATTGGACCCACTGGAGCAGCATCTATTGTTCCCGGACCGACAGGAAGCGTGGGTGCTACCGGGAATACTGGGGCTCAAGGAATTGCTGATGTAATATACGTTCAATTATTTAGTTAAAAAGGAAAAAAATGGCAGCATATACAAAACATAAATTAACAGGATCTACATACGGAAAGGGAATCAATGTATCTAGCATTTCCTCCGCTAGCCCCAACTTAATCCATACAGCTATATCTGGTACTACGGATTTTGATGAACTATGGCTATGGGGGTATAATGACCACACAGATACGCAGCCCGTAAATTTGACTTTGGAATTTGGAAGTACAAATCCCACCAAAATTGCAATGGCTATTACTAAGAGGTCTGGATTATATCTAGTGTGTCCGGGTTTACCGGTTCAATTTGGGTTGAATGTAAATGCGTACGCTGATCTAGCTAACAAGGTCACTCTTTATGGTTACGTAAACCGCATTTCTCATTAACTAAAAAATAAGACAACTAGTTTATGAGTAGAAATACAAATACAGGTAGATCAGGTAAAACTAGAGTAACGGGGCCGGTAAATAATGAAACGAAAAAATCGGATGTTACTACTGGTAGATCTATCTCTAATACTCACAAACGAACTGGCCCAACAGATAAAGAGATAAATAAATTCAATAAGGTATTAGTTCCTACGGTTTCACCGGGCGAAGGTAAAGTAACTAAAAATTTCAATTTAACCTTAACTAACCCTCAATCTTCAGTCACCTATAAGTACACTATAGATGGATCTTCTCCCACTGGTGCTGGAGCGCAAACTATAGTTAATAACCAAATCTCTTTAGCATTAACTGGTTCCCCGGGATATTTAAACGTAAAAATATATGGATATAGAAATGATTATTCCCCTTCTGAAATAACTGATTTAGAATATAATATAAAACCTACTCAAGATGTGGTGGTTGTTCCTCAGGCTGGTTCTATTCCCGACAATCAGTTAGTGAAATTAAATGTAGAATCTGAGGCGACAGGTTATTACACTTTAGATGGCTCTACCCCATCCGGAGACGCTAATACAACATCCACAAAATATACAGGACCATTCGTAATGAACTTTACGAACTCCTCTTCTGTTGTACTTAAGACAATTGCAGAAAAGCACGATCACGCAAGCAGTTCTATCACCACTGGCACTTTCACTTTAGATTCTGCGGTTACATATGGCGGACCTTATGACGGGGTTAGAGATCTTAACGGGAAATTAGTAACTTATTCTCCGACGGGAGATAGAATTCCGTTCCCATCTAAGATTTTTATGTCCACCACGGAAGGGTTACCAATAGAAAGAAAGGTCTCTTTTTGGGGTACGGATTATTATGTTGAAAATAATCGCCCTTCAACAGTTAATAATTATACATCTTTAAAAGCTGGCCAAAATCACGCAATAGCCTTAACTAAGAGCGGTACTGTCGTGGCGTGGGGAGACAACTCGTTAAATCAAACTACCCTATCCGATGCAAATTTGACTACGAGTGGGAAAATTACTTATATAGACGCTGGAGATTCTCACAATTTAAGTCTAACCTCTGATAATGATGTGATAGCTTGGGGAAGCAACGCGCAAGGACAAATCACTATCCCAACTAGTTTAAAAGCTATAAGGATTGCGGCAGGAGGAGAACACAGCATAGCGCTAAAAGCGGATAGAACTCTAGTGGGTTGGGGAGAGAATTCTGATGGACAAATAAATTTTCCTTTAAATTTAAATGATGTCATAGAAATTTCCGCTGGACAGAATCATAGTGCAGCTTTAGTGGGGTACGGATCAAAGACTTGTCAATCTTTAGATTATGATTCCGAGAGCGATACATGGATAGTCTCAAATAAGTCAAAATCTATTGGTAAAGCGGTTGCTTGGGGTATAAACGACATGAACCAAAAGGATGTTCCTAACAACTTAGCGAATGGAGCTCCTGATTTAATAGCCATTTCTTGTGGGGGTAATCACACCCTAACGCTGGACGCTAATGGAAATGTTTCGGGATGGGGGGATAATGGACACGGGCAAATAACTATACCTACATTAAATGAAATTGACGGAACGAAAGCTCACATAGTTTCTATAGATGCTGGATTTAGTCATAGCTTGGCCCTTTCTAAAAATGGGACCATTTTTGCTTGGGGCAGTAATCAACATAATCAAACTAATATTACAAATTTATTAAGCAAATCAGCCTTGATAGCTGGAGGTGATAATTACAGTTTAGCATTTGGTCTTGAGCCGAGCGAGTATATATATTACAACGTCGGCAATCTTGATCCAAGTATTTTGTATACTGGTTCTATTGATGTGTCTGCGGATACCACATTTAAGGCTATATCAATAAATAAAACTAGCCAAGCTGCTAGTAATATTGCTCAAAAATCTTACGCTCAACAAAAATTAAATGCGATCCAATCTGCTGGGGCAATTTCTAGTAGAGGAACAAGTCAGCCACTAGAAACCAGCGTTTTAAATCCTGCCACTTTTCATTCTAAAAGGTTATTCGCGGTTAAATTAGATAGCGAAGATGTAGACAAGAAGCCGAGCGTTACGTATAAATTGACTCACCCCGGTCATCATACCGCCTACGCAACAGAAGATCTAACAAATGATGACGCAACCGAAAAAAGATTTTCAAGCACTCTAATAACGGGAGACGTCAACAAGCCCTATGATGGTGACAAAACAATAGATAATTATGCAGCTTTTTACCCCGGGGGGTATGTCGGTTATAAATTTGACGAAGCGAAAAGAATTACTCAATTAAATTTTGCAACTAATGCGGATGATTTTCATAAATTAGGAGCGGGATTAATTCAGGGTTCTAATGATAATGTAACTTGGCATGATATAGACTTTTTCTCAAATAAATTTCCAGATAATTATCCAGCATTTCTTTCTTTAGATGGGCAAGCTTTAGATAGAATAGCGACTTTAGAAATGACTTCTAAAGGTACGGGCTATACAGAAGATCCAATTATAAGATTTGTAAATGATACGGATGAAGAAGGGCAAGACGCAAAGGCTAAAGCTCTATTTTCTCCATTTAGCTTAGCAGGCTTTTCGATGATAAATAATGGTTCTGGTTACACATCAGTTCCCACAGTTAACATAGCTTCAGTACACGGTGGAGCGGGAGCAGCAGGAACAGCGGTGTTATCGAGCACGTCTGTCGTTCATGGAATTTCTCTAGATTGCGGATCTTGCTCTAAAGGAAATGGGTATACAACTGCGCCGACGGTTACAGTTCAAGGAGGACACACTGACGCTAATACTCCCACGACCAATCCTGAGCGGGTGGCTAGCGGCATAGCGCATCTAACCCCAACAAAATTAACAGGTATAGAAATTATAGAAAATAAAGTCCCCTATAGAACTTCTCCTACGGTAAATTTCGCAGGAGGTGGAGGCATAAACGCTGCGGCTGTTGCTCATTTATCGTCTTTTGTGGTAGGGCAAATAAATCCAAGTGGAATACTTATAGGGAATGCTGATGAAAAACCCCCATTTGGTTATCACGTATATGATGGAGTAATCGTCCCCGGAATCGGTGCACCTACAATAGGAAACTTTGGGGGCGGTTATTATGGGAATAGCGATGATGATCCAACTGGTTTGTATAAATTAGACCATTTTGATTTAACAAATTTAGGTACTGGTTACACAAGTGCGCCAAGCGTTTCACTTGACGGCGGTTTATTAACTAAAACTGGACAACCATATGCTATTGAATTTGAAGTAGTCAGAAGAGGGCCGGTTAGCGGAGCACCAGAGACAGAGGTGGCGGATTGGGAAATTACTAATAAAGATTATCTTTCTGGATACTTTGTTAACCCTAAACACGCGGGGGCCGACGGCACGCAACAAGTTACAAGTGGGCATCATTATTGGGATAGTAATTTCGCTACAGAAATGGCGGCAGCGTGGAATAACTTAAGCAATGTGTCACAGGCTGGCAGCCCGGTTCTTGGTCCCCTTAGATATTTCTTTAATCATTACAATGATCATGAATTTGATAGATATCACACAATTGATACTAGACCATATCATTTAAAATTTCATAAAGATTCAGCGCGCACCCAAAAAATAATGGTTACTGGAGGGGGTGGCGCAGGCATGTCGGGATACGTGGAGTTAAGAAATCATAATGAACTTTTAGGATTTGATGACAGTGATACTCTATTAGATAAATTAATTGCTCTTAATACTCACTCTGATTATAGAAATAGCAGGCTAGATTACGACGCCTTAGATAATAATAATATATCATATGAAGAATTATTATGGAGTACCCCGACGAGCAAAGGGGGCGTTCTACCCGATGAAGATGCGACTTTAATTCCTTACAAATTACATATAACCGAAGCGGGTCAAGGATATACTGGTGCGCCTATAATTACTGAAGAATTTGATAGATCATTCCCGGGGATGATGTTTATGCTTGAATCAGGTGGACTAAAACTACATGAAGATAGACCCTCGCCACTGCCCTTAACCGGGGGCCACAACGAGAATGGGCTTTACACGAATGGTCAGCCGGAAGGATACACACTACTTTGGGGAAGCGGCGAATGCAATGGTAATGATGCGGCATTGGCAACTGGACCGTTTGGTACTTGTAGTGAATCGTTAACGGGGCAATATGATACAGTATATAGCAACAACTCCTACCTAACTGGTCACTATTTAAAGAATAAATATTTAAGTACTAATAATAAATTCTACAGATATTGGCCTCAATATTTTGATTCTAATTGTTACGATACTCATTTTCCATTACAATTTGAAGTTTACGCCCCTACGATAACTGGTACGGCTGGAGTTCATACAAACGATATGAATAACGCTAACTCAGCTGCTAGATTAAACTTCGAAAATAAATTAGCAGATAATATTAAATTTGCAGCTATTATGCCAGAGCATTCAGAAGTTGATTCTTTTCTAGCTAGTGGTTCTTTGGATAGGGTTGAGATAACTAATATGGGCTCCCATTATTCGAGTACACCCACAATAGTCTTCGCGGGGGGGACTACGGCTACCGCTGCAACAGGTGAAGCGCTGACATCGAAGACAGTGGACTCAGTTTCAATGACGAATGCAGGTTCAGCTTATAGAGCTTTTCCAGACATTACTTTGGTGGGTGGGGGCGGAGCAGATGCAGCCGTAGTCGGAACTAAATCTGCTAGCGAAATAACGGGAATGTTATTAGTGTCAGGAGGTAAAAACTTTACAAATTCACCTACGATAGATGTTTCTGGAGGCGGAGCAGGGGTTACTTCAAAAGCTACAGCGAAATGTAGGTTACCAGTCGCTTTAAGTTCTGCGAATTTCACAAATAATAATTTTTACGACCATTACAGAATACTAGGCCAAGGAGACAACGCGTTAATTACTAGTCAAATTAATGAATTAGAATTTTATTCTGGAGACAATAGAGTTTCAAAATATTCTAATAGAAAAGATCACGCCTTAGCTATTAAAAGCAATGGGGAGTTAATGAGTTGGGGAGACAACTCTAATTCTCAATTAATGTCGTCAGGAGTAACTAATGCTTTAGAAGTTTCTGCTGGTGATAAACATAGCTTAGTTTTAAAGAATAATGGTACGGTTATTGCTTTCGGGAATAATGATTATGGTCAATGTAATATACCTAGTGATCTGAATAATGTGATAACTGTTTCCGCTGGAGAAAATCATAGCTTAGGGCTGTTAGCTGGAGGAATTGTTAGGGCATGGGGAAGAAATCATTCAGGACAAGCAAATGTGCCATCTAGCCTGTCTAGCTACCAAAGTGGAAACAATGGCGCTATATCAATAAAAGCAGGCAACAATCACAGCTTAGCTCTTAGGGGGGACGGCTCAGTTTTAGCTTGGGGAGCTACAGAGGCTTCTACAGTGCCTGCAGATTTGACTAGGGTAAGAGAAATTGCAGCGGGTAATAGATTTAGTTTGGCCTTGAGAGAAAATGGAGATGTCATAAGTTGGGGCAATGGATACGGGGCTGATGTACCCACGGGTTTAAAGGATGTTGTTTCTATTGCAGCGAACAATGATCACGTAATAGCATTGCAGGTTGATGGCGCTGTTACTGGGTGGGGTAAAGTTTACGATGGCTCGAATTATGTAAATTTATCAGATACTATACCTCATAATTTAAATAGCGGCATCGGCGTTTTCGCTGGCAAAGATCATGGGGCTATTCTAAAAAGCGACGGATCATTGCTAGTTTTCGGTTCTATTTGCGCCAGCGGCACAGAGCAATATTATGATGGGGTTGTGCCTAGTTCATTTGGAAATTCTCATTGCTGCGGAACAACTGGATTTGTCACTTTCGATTTGGGAAGCTTACATAGTGGAAAATTAGATACTAATGAAAATTTATCTTATCGTAGTATAAATGTGGGAACCAAAACTAGTGCGGATGCAGCTTTCCCACCAGACAACGCATCCTTACAAAATAAAGTAAGAATAGTCACTCAAGTAACTGGTTTGGGCTATTTGAGCTCTGATCCTACCACTGGTGATTATCCATTAGTTAAATTGGCCCCAGTCGTTTCTCCAGAAACAAATGTAAATTATGGTCCATCTATTACAGTTTCTAATTGGGATCAAGACTCGATAGATAATTTAGTAGTTAGATATACTACCGACGGAACTGACCCTAAAGCTGGGAATAGCTACAGTTATATATCTCTACCTCCCAATAGTGGAGATTTCTTACATACAATACCTGCTGCCAACTTTAATAATAGCACTACTTTGAAGGTTTACGCTTTCTCAGACGTCTATTTAGACTCAGATATAGTATCATATCAGAGACAGCAACTTGCTGCTCCGACTGCAAATATTACAGCAACTGGTACAAATGTGCTTTATATAACAATGAATGGATCAGCGCCTTCTCCAGAAACAAGAGATGTAAATATTTATTATACATTAGATGGATCTGCGCCGACGTCTAGCTCATATTTATACACAAACCCAATCACTTTACAAGGCAACTCTGCAACCGTCAAAGCTTTCTCTTCCTTGGTTGGATATATAGATAGCAGTGTAACTACCGAAACACATCCGTAATAATGGAGGATAAATAAAGATGCCAGAAGAAAAACCAAAACAAAAAAGAGCGCCAAGACCCAAACAGATAACCCCTTTGATGGCTGAAGGTGCCGCGTCTGGAACTACAGAATCCACGCGCGTAAGAAGAAATATAACTTCACAAATCGAGAGTGTAAATCGATTTGCTAATATTAATGATGGATTAATTCCTTTCAAGAATTCTTCCTCAATGTCTAGTTCTAGTAGCGTTTCTGTAAGAGATGCTGTTGTTTTGTGTCAAAAAGCTTATTATAATTTTTCAACATTTAGAAACATTATAGATTTAATGACGGAGTTTTCTACTGGAGAATTGCATTTTAAAGGCGGAACTAAAAAAACTAGACAATTTTTTGAAGCATTTTTTAAGAAGATAGGTTTGAGACAATTTCAAGATAAGTGGTTTAGAGAATATTATAGAAGCGGCAATGTGTTTATATACAGGTTCGAATCAAAACTCAGAAAACAAGACGTAAGAAAAATTACGCAAGTATTTGGTGGCGGATCTGATCCAGATACAGGTTATACAGATCTAGTCTTAACAAACCCGCCTAGATCTTCTAAGAAGCTTTCTGGTCCACCGGGGGTTAAGAATTTAGTTGTTCCAGCTAGGTATCTTGTTCTAAATCCAGCAGACATACAGATGGAAGGCTCTGCGTCTTTCGCAAAAGGGAAATACTCGAAAGCCATGACGGATTATGAGCTAGAGAGGCTAAGAAAACCTTATACTGAAGAAGATGAAGAAATTTTAAGAAATCTGGATTCAGACACTAAACAAAAGATAAAAGATGCTAGAGTTAGTTCTTTACTACTTCCTTTAGATCCAGAAAAAATGATAGTAGTTTTTTACAAAAAGCAAGATTATGAGCCATTTGCTGTTCCCATGGGATTTCCGGTGTTAGATGATATTAATTTAAAAGCCGAAATGAAAAAGATGGACGCAGCTATCTTAAGAACCATGCAGCAAGCTATTCTTTTAGTAACTATGGGTGCAGAGCCAGATAAAGGAGGTATTAACCAAAAGAATTTATTAGCAATGCAAAAGCTATTTGAAAATGAATCCGTTGGAAGAGTTTTAATTTCTGATTATACAACTAAAGCAGAATTCGTAGTTCCGAAAATTGCTGATCTACTTGATCCTAGAAAATATGAAGTTGTTGAAAGGGACATTAATGTAGGACTAAATAATATATTATTTTCTGGAGAAACTTTTTCTAATCAATCAGGCAAAGTAGATGTGTTTATCGCGAGGCTAAATCATGGAAGACAATCCTTCATTGAGGAGTTTCTCTTGCCAGAAATTAAAAGAATCGCTAAAGCCCTAGGGTTCAGAAGTTATCCAACTCCTCATTTTAATAAAGTTCTATTAAAAGAAGCTTCTCAAATGGGCAGATTATGGAATCAGTTAGCTCAGTATGGATTGTTAACTCCCGAAGAAGTTGTTCAAGCGCACGAAACAGGAAGATTACCATCTCCAGAGGAATCAGAAGAATCTCAGAAAAAGTATAAAAGTGCGAAAGATGCTGGTCTTTATGAGCCAGTCACGGGTGGACCTCATACCCAGCTAGAAATGGCAGATCGCCAGATAGAGGGACAAATAGAGGTTACAGATAAAACTGGTGAAAACCAATTAAAACTAGCAGACAAAACAGCCAAGACGCAAGAAAAGATAGCGGACAAAAAGCAAGATCAACCCGGTAATGGCGCTCCTCCCCCTCCCGGCATAAGGGAGCCAGTGGGTAGACCTCCGGGCACAAGCACTCCTCAATCTACCAAGAATGTATCACCAAGGGGACAAGGAGAGCAATCAAAGATGGCTGCAAAATATTTTAGCATCGACAAGATAAAAGATAATTTGATTTTAGCTGGCAAATTATACAAAGAAATAGAGAAGATTTTACGAAAAAAACATAGCATTAAACGACTTAATAAGCTGCAAAAAGAATCTGCAGAAGCACTAACCGAGTTAATTGTTTCTAATGAATCCTCTGAAGCTTGGCTGGAAAAAGCAGAACTTTATTGTGATAAGCCGAATATTAGTGTAAACAAAGATGTATTTAATGAAGTGTTAGAGATTTCAGGAGAGCACCAAGTAGATAATTACTTGGCCAGCATTTTGAGAGCTAGTAGGACCAAAGGATAATAATATGGAAGAAAATCAAAATTCAGAAGATAAAGTAAAAGCCATGTACGGCGAGACCTCTGCTGTAGATGTTTCGTTACCAGATATGCTTGTTCCTCCTCCGCCAGAGAAAGAAGAGAAAAAAGAAATTAAAGATGAGGTAGATGTTTCATTTAATTTTGCATTCATTGGTGCTGGACAAGGAGGATCTAGAATAGCAGAGACTTTTCACAAATTAGGCTATAGAAGAGTTGCGGCTTTGAATACTGCAGAGCAAGATTTAAATACAGTAAATTTAGAAAATAAGCTTTTAATAGGAGATGGCGGAGCAGGGAAAGATAGATCTATCGCCAACAAAGCGTTCTCCAAGAGAAAAGAAGATGTGTTAGATTTTATGAGGTACTCCTTTGGCGAAGAATTAGATAGAATCTTCGTTTGCGCTGGCGCGGGAGGCGGAACTGGTGCAGGGGTTGTTTCTTCATTAGCTCGTTCTGCTCAAGAATTGCAAGAAACATTAAATTGTAAATCGAAGCAGGTAGGTGTTATTTTGGCCTTGCCCAAGGTTTCCGAGGGAAAAAGAGCAGCAGCTAACGCTTACCAAACATTAAATGAAGCTTATGACCTAATAGAAGAAGGAGTAGTTTCTCCGTTGATTCTTCTAGATAACGAAAAAATTAGTAGATTGTATCCTAATTTGGTTGTGTCTAATTTTTGGCAAACTGCTAATATGAGCATGGCTGGTTTATTCCATTTATTTAATTTAACCACTGCTAGAGATAGTAGTTATACTTCTTTTGATTCTAATGATTATAAAACTATTTTAGACTCTGGGCTAATGAGTTTCGGAGCATCTCCCGTAGAAAGCTGGGAAGATCCAGTTAGTATATCTCGCGCTGTGAGAGAAAATTTACAAAACAATTTACTTTCGGGTGGCATAGATCTTAGTACGGGAAAATCCGCCGCTGCTATTGTTATAGGGGGCAAAGAGCAACTCGATAATATTCCGCAGTCAAGTATCGATCAGGCATTCGGTCAATTAAATAGAATGCTTAGTGATAATAGCGTGGTACATGGTGGTATTTACGTGGGTGATAAGCCCACGCTAACAGTATTTACTTCAGTGGGTGGTCTTGATAGGCCACAAGAAAAACTGAGTGAACTTAAAAGACTAGGTGGTCTTTAAGAAAGATAGAGATAAAAAGGACAAAGTAAGGCACTTTAGATTTATGAAAATCTAGAGAATGTCTTTTTTGTGTCTTTTATTTGTGTTTTTAACAAAATATACAAAATATACATAATATTAGTGTAACTATTAATTAGAAAATGGAAATAGACTTTACATCAAAAATTAGGGCCGCTGACGAATGTAGTTGCGGAGTATGCGACGAAGAAGATTGCCAGTGTCCTTGCCATTGTGAAAAAAACGAACTCCCCTCTCAAGAAGAGTTGATTGCTTTTTCCATTGATATCGTAAAGATATTTGAAAACAAGGTAAAAGCTCATAACGAAGCTTTTCCAAAGAATCAGGTATCTGTGGATGATCTAAAGAAGATGTTTATGCAAGGAGCGTCTTCTGAAAATCGTGGCGGTTTTTCCCTCGTTGAACTTGGTTTGGCGGGGGTTAATGCTTTTCTGAATTTGAAAGCTGGAAACTGCGGTTCTTACGAAGCCAAGTTTTCTTTAACTCTACCAAAGGAATCTTTAAACGTCTCTGCTCATCTATCGCCAAACGAAGAAGATTTCAATAAAGCAAAAGAAGATATAACAAAATATAACTTAGATATTTCAAAAGCTAAGAGTTCAGAAGATTTTTATATTGAAACTCAAGATCAAGTTAGAAGAAGGTGGATAGAATACTAAAATGAAACACAAGTATACTACGATTTTCAGTTCTACAATCAAGCCATTGGTTTCGGAAGAGAAAGATAAATATTTAGCCATGGCTAGTTTATTAGATGTAGGAAGTTTTCTGCCTGAGATTGATACCGAGACAAATATAGATCTTTTACCGGTCGCTTTTAACGCTTGCGTAATAAATCGTGTTAACAAAAATGGAGATGTTATTGACACGGAAACAGCGGCGCGGATATGTGAGTCTTTTATAAATAAACCCATTAATATAGAACATAATAGACAAAGAGTAATGGGAACGATTTTAACTGCTGGATTCAGCGAGTTCGGTACAGATCAAGTTTTATCTGCCGAACAAATAAGGGAATTAAAAGGGCCATTCAATATTACGCTGGGAGGCGTGCTTTGGAAGGTCGTAAATAATGAACTAACTGATATTGTTGAAGAATCAGCAGATCCAACTAGCGACAAATACTTAAGCGTATCTGCTAGTTGGGAATTAGGATTTACTGACTATAACCTTGTGGCTATAGAAGGTGACAATAAAAACCTAGAAGGTGCGGACATTATCAATGATAAAGACCGTGTTGAATCTCTCAAAGATAACTTGAAGTGCTTTGGGGGAGACGGCAAACTTGAGGATGACCGGTATGTCTATCGTCAAGTTATAAATGAAGTTGTTCCTTTGGGTATTGGACTAACTAATAATCCTGCAGCGGAAGTTGAAGGTGTAGCAGTTAAGAAAAAATCTGAAGAAAACAACGACAAACAAACAGATGAGAATGAATCAGACGATTCAACTAAAACCAAAACCAATAAAAAACCAGACAAAAAACGGTGGGAAAATAAAAGTTCCCAATATAATAAACAACAAATGAATAAACCCGAGAGCGAAAAGAATATTATGAAAATTGAAAAATTAACAGATATTACTGATGAGTCCATGCAGACTCTTAGTGCCTCGGCTATTACTACCTTCGTAGAGGAGGAGTTGCAAAAGGCTTCCGAACGTTTCGCTGAAGAGCGCGACGGTCACAAAAAGGCCATCGAAGACGGTAAAGAAAAATTCGAAAATCTCACTAAAGAGCACGATGCTCTAAAGGAGGATAGCGATAAGATCAAAGCCGCCTTGGAGAAGCTTGAAGCCGAGAGAGCAGCTAAAGAAGCCGAGGAGAAATTCAATCAAAGAATGTCCTACATGGATGAAGAATATGTGCTTAACGATGAAGATCGAGAAGTGCTTGCTTCTGATATTAAGGAGATGAATGATGAGGACTTCGAAGCGTTTTCTAAAAAATTGGCTGTTCTTATGTCGGCCAAGAATAGAAAGGCTATTGAAGATAGAGAAGCTAAAGCAGCAGAAACGAAAGCTGAAGAGGAGAAATCCGAAAAAGCTGAAACAGAAACTGTTGAAAGCAACGTAAAGGAAAAAGTTTTAAATGCTGAGTCTGAAACTAAGGAAACCGAAGATGTTTCCAGCGTTGTAGACGAGGCTGTTGATCAAGCTGAAGCAACTGAGAATGTGGCCATGCCAAATTCTACAGATCCTTCTGAGCCTTCCGCATATGATAAATATCGGAGAGCTTTTGGCTTAGATCAGTTCACAATTAGTCGATAAAATATTAAAATAAAGGAATAAAATTATGGCATATACTGATAGAGATCTACGTCCATTCAGACAGTATAGTGAATATGATGTCATTAACTTGTTTTCTCTTGAAGCTCGCGCTTCCGAAAGCTTGCCGGTAAATAAAGGAACTATTGTTTCTATTAATCCGACAGCAGGTTGGGAAGCTACTGATGAGCTTACTCAAGAGACTATTCATGCAAATGCAGCGACTTACGCTAATACCGTAAGCCCTCGTTTCGCAGTACAAGCTAAGTGTTATGTTAATACTGGACTCGCCACCGATAAGGTGATGGGTCTCCTCTTACATGATGTAAGAGATACTGATGAAAATGGAGAGTTATTGATTTATAACCCCAGAAAAGCGGCAGAAATGCAAGCATCTGTAAGCGGACAGGTGGTCCCCGTGGCAACAAAGGGACTCTTCCTGTATAAAGGATTCGTTGGAACGGCTGCGGCCGGAGCTAGTGTTGTTCTTTCCAGTAATGGAAGAATGGGAGTAACTCCTGTAGTCGCTGGTCAAAGTGTTAGAGTTGGTACCTGCTTGGGTGCCGCTGACACAGACGGACACGTATTAATCGATTTCAACCCGGCTGCTTTCCAGTAAGATTGAAAGCGTAAATAAATAGGAGAGAAATTATTATGAGATTAAAATTAAAAAATACACCCGAGCAAATCGAACTTGTTAAGGCGTTAGGTTCTAGAAACGCAAATGCTTCGCGCGAGGCGCAAGAAGCTTTCGCAGCTTTTCTTGGACCGGTAATTCAGGAAGTATTAAATGTTGCTGGCACTGCTAGCACTATTTATACTAATTCTGAGTTCGATGAGGATGATTCCCCGTCTTACCCGCTTGATTTGTATTATAACGAGGGGGCTGGATATACAACTGTCTGGTCGCAAAACATGGCCGGTGGTCTTCCTAGCTCGCAAGTCGAAGGCGTTGCTGAGATGAAAATCGCAACCTATCGTATTGATAGTGCGGTTAGCTTCTTGAAGCGTTATGCGCGTAAATCGCGTTTAGACGTTGTTAGCAAGGCTCTAGAGCGCATGTCCCAAGAGGTTCTCCTCAAGCAGGAGAGAAACGCTTGGGCTGTTATCTTGCGTGCATTAGCTGAGGCTAAGACGAAGACATCGATTCACAATGAAACCAAGCACGTTCTTCACTGCGCTAGTTCCGATGGAACTACCGACGGTTCAGGATCTGGTGCTAATAAGCTGAGCGATTTGAAGCTCGCTGATTTCAGCAGGCTTCTTACCCGCATGAAGAGACTCAATGAGTCTTTCGCGCAGGGAACTCCTGACAGCGTTTACAGTAATGGTATTACTGATCTATACGTTAGTCCTGAGTTGAAAGAGAAGATTCGTTCATTCGCATACAATCCAATGAATACCAAGGGTTCGGTTACCGACATCGCATTGCCAGACGCAATGCGTGAGGACATCTACCGTAATGCTGGTATGCAAGAGATCTATGGCGTTAATATCGTTGAATTGTTGGAGCTTGGCCAAGCCAAGAAATACAACAAACTTTACTCTGAGTTCATTACTGGACAGGGTAATGGTGGTGGATATGATGTATCTACCTTCTCTGATGCTGATGACGAGATCATGGTTGGTGTTGACAATAGTAAGGGCGCGTTTATTCGTGCTGTTGCTCGTCAGGCTGAAGGCGGCGCTACATTTAGTGCTTTGCCGGATGACCAGTTCAACTTGAATCGTGCTGATCGCGCTGGCTTCTATGGCTTCATGGAAGAGGGTCGCGTTTGCATCGACGGTCGCGCAGTAGCAGGTATGGTTTATCGCCACGCCTAAAACACTGGGTAAAAATTAAACACTTTCCCCGCCTTCGGGCGGGGAATTTTTTTGTTCCCAATGCGTCTAAAAAAGTGTAACTCAGGTTAAGGAAAAATATGAAAAAAAAGACTAAATCAACCAAAACGCAGAAAAAAGTAAATAAATTGTCCCAAGCCCACGGCAAGGAAGACAAGTTTGTACCCACCACTTTAGATCAGGTATGGGGAGATGATGGAGTATGGAAATATGACACTTCAGACGAAAGAATTTATGAAGATAGATTAAAGTCTATGACCAGAATTGATATCCAGACTCATGCTACTAAAATTGGCCTAATTCCAGTAGATAATAGAGATACTCTAGAAAAAAGACTAATGAGGGAATTTAGAAGGCATATAGCCTCTTATCAAAGGCCGAACACTACAGATTCTAGCGTTGAGCTTTCTAAAGAAGCAAGACAAATTCTAGAAGAAGGTAGGTAGTTCTGCCGCGGTATTGTGTAATTTATAGTGTATGCCTGTAAATTACGATTTAAATATTATAAAAGGATCTACGTTCACTGCTAGAGTAGTAGCTAAAAACGCAGATGGTACCCCAATCGATTTAACGCATTATCAATGTAGGGGGTATGTAAAACAAAGATATAGTGACACGGGTATTCTTCTAAATTTAAATCCCGTACCAACCCCCGCATATCAAGCTAGTGGATATATAGATATTGCTGTACCAGCTACAGGGACAGCGGTGTTACCCGTAACACAGGCGGTGTATGATATAGAAATGTATGGACCAACTGGTACGGAAGATTTCGTTATAAAACTTCTAGACGGGAGAGTAAACATATATCCAGAAGTTACAAATCCGCCAAGTAAAATGATACAGTATACCCCCCTGAGTGGACTCGGCTAAGATAGATGAATGACTGGAATAAACCAAAACGTAGTAATAGATGTAACTCTTGGTAATCCTAGCGCGGACCCAAAGGTAACAGAAGTTTTTTTTCCAACAATCCAAGGTCAAGGACTAGTTGGCCCAACTGGTCCCACTGGTCCTAGAGGTTCTCAAGGCGCACGAGGACCCACGGGTCCAACTGGATTATTTGGTCCGACTGGATTTACGGGTCCTTCTGGTCCTCCGGGGGATACTTACATATCTTCATTTATTGTCGCTGGCGGAATGCAAGTTCCTGCTATAGGCGCTATCTTGAATTTACAGGTAGACACTAGCTTAGCTTTTACCCCGGGCCAACAAGCTATCGTTATAGCTGCTAGTATATCAGGAGGTAGTTTAACCTATGATGAAAATAATAAATTCGTAGCAGAAGTTCAAGACTATAGTCCAACAACGGGCATTTTAAATTTAAAAACCATAGGCAGAACCGTCGATGGTCAGGAAGGCTCCTCTGTGGGGGGTACTATATTTACTAATTGGATAACAAATCTAAGAGCCTCTGCCGCGCGAAAAGGAGCGACAGGAGCAGCCGGAGAAACAGGCCCAATTGGAAACACTGGTCCTCAAGGACTACAAGGGATTACGGGGGCGACGGGCATAACTGGCCCACAAGGAGTTACTGGACCCGGTGGAGGAGAAAAGGGCGATGATGGAGCAATGGGGCCTACGGGACCCACTGGACCTATTGGAGCAACTGGAGAAGTTGGTCCAGAAGGCCCAACTGGAGATTCTGGTCCTGCTGGTCCCGCTGGAGACGTAGGACCTACGGGGCTTCCAAATGGCCCACAAGGGCCACAAGGACCAGCTGGCCCCATAGGCGCTGCAGGAGCACAAGGACCAGTAGGCCCAACTGGAGAAATTGGCCCCGTGGGACCTCAAGGTGTCGCTGGGCCCGCTGGATCAACGGGTCCTATCGGACCAGTAGGACCCCAAGGAATTGTGGGGCCAACAGGTGCAACGGGTTTTACTGGGCTTACTGGGGGGCTTGGACCGACAGGACTAGCGGGCCCTATAGGAGCGACTGGACCGCAAGGAGGAGTAGGGCCAACTGGTTCTACAGGAAACGTAGGCCCAATAGGTCCAACGGGACCACAAGGCCCCACAGGAGTCCAAGGAGAGGTGTATACGGCCGTTTCTACCACAAACATAGATGTTCCATCCGTGGGCCAGACAAGGACGATAAGGCTGCAAACAGGAACATATAATAATAAGCTCCAGCACGCAGACAAACTTACATACAGTAGAGGCCAAAGATTAAAAATTTATGCCGCAGCAGGAGATTATTTTGTTGCAGATATTGATACGATCACAAATCAATTTTCTACTACCCCATATTATATAGATCTAAGTTTAACTTGTGTTTCTAGTACGAGTACCGGAAGCTACTTCTCGCTTTGGGATGTAAATTTAGAGGGAGTAAAAGGGAAACAGGGCCACACTGGGCCAATAGGACCCATTGGTCCTTTGGGGGTAACTGGACCCATTGGAGGAACTGGTCCAACTGGTCCTCAGGGTAATGTAGGACCAATAGGATTAGCGGGTCCAACTGGCTCTCAAGGAACTACGGGTCCAGTAGGTCCAACTGGCCCTCAAGGAGGTATAGGTCCTACCGGAATATCTCATCCTGAAAGATTATTTGCTAACTCTTCGTACGCATCTAATATAACATCTGTATTTTCCGCCGCACAAAGAATTAATGGAACAGATACCGCTTCCAATTATCTAGATTTAACTTCAACTCAACCCACTTCTCAAACAGTTAGAAGGAATATAGGTAATTTAGGAAAATATTTCGAAATAGGATCCGATGCTAGCTTTTCAAGCGTGCTTTATGATTCGAGACAAAATTTGACAATAAACGGAGATAGCATTGGTGCGAATTTAAATTTCGGGATAACTTATTTTATAAGAATCAATGGAAGGTCAATAGCTAATAATAGTTTTCAGTTTAATTTAACTTCCAGAACCCCTTCCGAAAAAACTTCTGGAGGCAGTCCTGTAAGAATTTCTGTTAATTCTAATCCAGTAGATGCAGTTTATGTTCCATCTATAGATAAAATTTATGTTTCCACTTTGGGAGGCTCACCTAATATAGAGGTTATAGACCCCCAAACAGAGACCTTATCTTCTACGATATCGAGCAATATACCATCTAATCCCCAAGGTATGGCTTATTGTCCCTCTACTGATAAAGTCTTTGTGTCTAGTTCTTCTGGTAGCACTGTATTCACCATAAACCCTTCTACGTCCGCCGTGACAGCAAGTATAGCTGTGCAAAACGCTCCGTTTGGAATAATTTACTCACCAATAAATGATAGAATATATGTTACAAATAAGGGTTCCGACACTGTGAGTGTTATAGATCCTTCTACATCTGCTGTGGTCGCAACTTTTTCGGTTGGTGTATCTCCGAGAGGAATTGAATACTGTCCGACGAACAATAAGATTTATGTAGTCAACTATCAGTCAGGATCTCTATCCATAATAGATCCATTATTGAACAAGGTTATCAAAACTATTCAACTCACTAATTGGCCTACTGATGTTTTATATTGCCCGTCTAATGACAGAATATATATAACTCATTTTTCGCCAACGAGTGTTTATGTAATTAATCCTCATTCAGATAGTATAAGTTATTTCACCGGAGGATTGGGAGCGAACCCAGTGAATTTGTCATATAATCCGAATCTAGACAGAGTCTACGTTAGTAATTATGGAGGGAATAGCGTTAGTTTAATAAATCCAAGATCTGGTTGGCATACTAATCCAAGCTCCACCACAACCCCAGTGGTAACTTCTTTGGCTGTAGGTACTAATCCTAGGGGCATGGCATTTTCACCAAGTACCGACAGAATTTATCTTGTAAATCAGGTGTCAAATAATGTTTCAATTATAGAATAAAATGTATTTAAAATTAGATAATAATTTCATTACAGTAATGAGCAAAGACCCCTTCGAGGGCTGTATAGAGGCTCCAGATCCTAGCGATGACGTTATCAAATGGTTTGCGGTAAACAAGTACCTTTTCATAAATAATAAATATGAAATGAATCAGGGCTGGAACGAACCAATGATAATAAGTCCAGATGAGCTATAACATACAGAGTGGGGTTAATCTAAGCGTTAATACAGGAGAGTTTACTTCTAAATCAATTGTACAGACGCAGTATATACAACCTAATTTTAAAGTCGGTCCAACGGGGCCCATTGGTGAACCGGGTACCGCAGAAGAAATGGTCGGTTGGACTGGTCATACTGGAGCGCAAGGAGTTACTGGGCCAGTAGGCATTACTGGGGGATACGGGAATAGATACGCGGGGCGCACTGGAGCGGCCACAGGGAGCTCTTGGCCTCTTCCTTCTGCAGGCGATTTAATAGACCTATTAGTAGAAACTGGGTTATCATTTTTGCCCGGGTCTATAGCGCAAATTTCTTTTAAAACAACTAACTGGGGCTCAGCACAAGACGCTCCTCTTTACTATAAAGCTGAGGTGCTAGAATACGATAAATATACTGGAGCTTTAAAAGTAAAAGTCCTTGCTACTCAGGGTAGTGACTTCGGTACAGCGAGAACAGATTTAGCAATCAATTTAGAAGGGGCGATAGGAAAAGCTGGACCCACGGGCGCTACAGGATTTATGCCTCCGGGGCCCGCTGGAGTAACAGGAATAATAGGGGTAACCGGCCCCATCGGCTTAGCTGGTCCAGTGGGACCTATGGGGCCAGCCAAGGGTGAGACAGGTGATGATGGACCGTTTGGACCAACTGGTAATATAGGTGAAGTAGGGCCAATAGGAATTACAGGACCAACTGGCTCTGGCGTAACTGGAGATTCTGGCCCAATGGGTCCAACGGGACCTAAATATTCTGGACCTACCGGAAACACTGGGGCCACTGGTATAACAGGTCCTACGGGTGAAACAGGTTATACTGGTTGGGGAGGATTTAAGGGGGAGCCAAATTACACAATGGGGGCTCAAGGAATTACGGGGCCCACGGGAGCTTTTCCAACAGGACCTATTGGGCCAACTGGACCCGTAGGTTCCGTTGGTCCGACTGGTATCATGCCGCAAGGGCCAGATGGTGAAACTGGGGCAATCGGTCCAACTGGAGACATTGGTCCCACCGGAATAATCGGATTGGCTGGTTTTCAGGGAGCTTCTAACAACACGACTGGAAACACGGGAGCTACTGGAGCAACTGGTTTAGGGGGAGATTTTTATAGATGCTTTTTTAATACTAGTAATCACGAAACAATTCCAAACGTTTCTAGTAATGCGAATTATCAATTAAGCGGTCACATGTCCTTCTCAGAAGGGCAAAATGTTATGGTTGCTAATGATGCTAGGGACTCCAATGGGGTTCTTTCTGGGTACGCTCACAGATTCGTCGGAGAAATACAATCTTATAATAAATCAAATGGAGACATAACATTAAAATGTATATCTACTGTGCCCGCTGCAGGATTTCAAAACGTATCTTTTAAAGATTGGGTCATTGGATTATATAATTCTCGTGGAGAAACGGGAGACATAGGCCCCACAGGGTTAACTGGACCAATCGGATTAACGGGACCGATTGGGCTGACAGGAATCACCGGTGGAGCTACTGGATCAGGAGGGGTGACTGGGCCTATAGGGAATACTGGTCCTACTGGAGAAACTAATTCTTTAGTAGGATTAGCTGGGGCGACAGGCCCAATTGGAAATACTGGTCCTACTGGATTTAGTTTAAACCCCTATAGGAAAAGCGATTATATAGAAAAATTAGTTTCAAAAACCAGCGAGAGCCAACAACTTAGTGGAGCTTTAGATGTATCTAATTATATTATTTTAAATAGCTTTCAACCTACACAGCAGTCATTTAGAAGGGGTTTGGCTAATGACGGAACTTATTTTGAAATAGCAACTGATACAAATTTTTCAAATATTGTGGTTGATTCTAGAAAGGCTGAATGTCAAAACGAGCATTTTTTCTCAGAAGATATTAACTTTGATACGACTTATTATGTCAGAATAGATGGCGGCACGCTGGGGTATACATTTAATGATAATTCCTTTAAGTTTGTTAAGAGTTCAGAAACTCCCGTGGTTGTTAATAATCCGGCTCCAGTGAACTCTCCTTATAATATGGCTTATTCTTTGGCTGATGAAAAAATTTATATTACATCAAAAGATGATAAGAAAATCGCAGTATTCAATACGGACATTACCGTTGAGGGGTATTACGCTGGGGGGAGTATAGAGAAAAATATCGAGCTAGAAGGTACTGGGGCAACAGATATTGTCTATTGCCCCTCTAACGAATCTCTTTATGTTACTAATTTTGATTCTAATGACGTTAGCGTTTTGAGGGGTAACCCCGTGGGTGAAGACAAAAGGGTAAGCGTTGGAGTCAATCCCGTTGGAGCCGTTTACTCTCCTAGGCATGATAGGATTTACGTTATAAATAGTGGAGAAAATTCAATTAACGTAATTAATCCAGAGAACTTTGATCAGTCCACTAAGATTATGCCAAACGGGTATCTAAGCGGCTGTAATTATGGAGCATTTTGCCCTTCAAATGATAAGCTTTATATAACTAATCCGCTAAATACTAATTTAACTTGTTTAAACACAATTACGGAAGATGTTCAACTAATTCCTATTCCAGCGAAATCAGATAAAGCCCTTTATTGCCCATTTAACAACAGAATATATGTTACTCACTCTCATGATAGTATAATAAGTGTAATTAATCCACAGGAGAATGTAGTTGAAAAGGTTATTAATAGTGGAGTGGGACAAGGAGTGCATGGGATTGCGTATTCGCCAGTAATTAATAAAATATTGGTTACCAATCACAAAAACGACACCAATTCTCAAGGTTCTGTTTCTGTATTAGATCCTCAAACTAATACGTTTTCTGATACAATGGCGGTGGATACATACCCAACTGACGTAATATATAATTTAAAAAATGGAATGATGTATGTTTCCAATTATAGTGCTGAAAATGTGTGGTTTATTAAAAATTTGTAGTATAATATAAAAATATGAGCGTTGTAGCAACAAAATTAAATTATTCGATGTTGGCTGGTAAATACATCTTACCCACCACAGGTATCATTACTGGTGCCAACGGTTTTAATGCTAATGATAAAATCGTAATAGACAAAGACTTAAATACAAAAGAAGAGAATCATGTAAAAGCTATTTATGGAAATAAATTATTATTAAATCACCCCTTAAAATATTCGCATGATTATTCAGGAGTAGTAACGAATAGGTTTCAGGGTGCAAACGAAATCACTGAATTTCAGAACCCAAACACCCCTAGCCTTAATTTACCAAGAACGAAAAGGAAGCCGCTTTCCGCAGTTGACCAAAATACTGGTTCTATACTTGTAACCTCCAGCACAGCAAGCTCTAGAAATTTAGTACACCAAACAGAAAACGGAGATTCAGATTATGAAGAGATATGGCTGTGGGCTTACAATGATGACGAAAATGATGTAGACTTGACTATAGAATTTGGAGGATTATCTTGGGCAGCAAATTCCGGACAGCCAATTAACTATAGGAATGATAGCGTTTTAAAATTCAAAGTCCCGAGTAGGAAAGGTTTGTATAAAATCTTCGCGGGTTTTATTTTGCAAAATTCACTTAGAATTACGGCTTATTCTAGCGCGGCAAATAAAGTGGTTTTACATGGGTATGTAAATAAAATCATACAATCTGATTTGAACTCTCCAATTGGACAAAGCCCAATTAAATTAAGTGATTCAATAATTGGCTGGGGGGAGAATTTTTACGGTCAAGCATCTGTCCCGGGATCTCTTTCTTTTACAAAAGAAAAAACAGTAAAACATATAGCGGCTGGATATAATAATTCTTTCGCTGTTCTTGGCGATGACAATATTTCTGGATGGGGCACGAATGTAAATAATCAACTTGACATTCCTGATATATTTCAAACCAAGGCTTCTACGACTACGGCCATACATTCTATAGAAAAAATATCCATTGGATCTAAGCATGTTATAGCTTTATATAAAGATGCAAATCAAAATTCATATATACGTAGTTGGGGATACTATGGAGAAAATACTGTACCTTTAAATTTAGGCACCGTTGTAGATATAGCTGCTGGAGCAGAACATAGTCTAGCATTAGCGAGTAATGGGAGCGTAGTTGGATGGGGTAAGAATGATCATGGTCAAGCGCTAGGTGTTGCTAGTTCTGGGCTAATGACGGGTACCCTTGGCGGCAACGTAAGCGGCTCAGGTGGGGAACTTCTTCAAGACGTAACCGCTTTGTCAGCCGGATCTAGTCATAGTTTAGCTTTAAGGTCTAATTCTGGAGTGGTCGCTTGGGGGAGCAATTGGGGAGATCAGTGCTCTGTTCCTTCTAGCGCTACGGGAGTAATTCAAATAGCTGCAGGATTTAATCATTCTTTAGCTTTGAGATCAGATGGTGCAGTGGTTAGTTGGGGGGATGATACTTACGATCAGTGCACAATTCCTTCTGGAATATCTATTGCAAATACAGGGGTAATAGGGATTGCGGCCGCAGGGAATACTAGTATGGCTTGGAAGAATGATGGACAAATTATTGTTTGGGGTAAATCAACTAAGCTTATTAATGCTCCAAATTTTAAATTAAAATCTGTTTATTGTGGAGCGGAGCACGCGATAGCTACGGATATATCTGAATTATCAATAAATGGAAAACCGGTAATATAAGGAATTAGAATATGGCAGAACCAATTACATTTAGTTATTCTACTGGGGGAGAGTATAAAGATCTTAATATAATCGAGAGCATAACTCCTTCGCCCTTTGTTATAACGTGTCATTATGATCACAATTTAAAAACGGGTAACGCTATCAAAATAGGTACATCATCGACAACATATTATATAAGAAAATTAACTTCAAAGGATTTTTCAATACATGCAACGGCCGCGGACGCCTCGACAAATCAAACGGGAGTTACTGAGGCCCAAGCAGCAGCTGGTAAAGATATTTTCGTTTTAGTTAAGAGCTCTAAGTCTAATTCAATTAAAACAGTAGAAAATAGTTTAATAGAAACAGATGGTTGGCATGGGTTTACTACGGGTGATAAAATTAAATTTGAAATTAGTTCTCTCAATAAGAAAAAAACTGCTGCAGTAAAAATATTAAACGGAGGAGATAATTTTACTATTTCTCCCACTGTAACAATATCCGCTCCTTCAGAATCTTCTTCCTCTTCCGTTTTAGCTACAGCTATTGCTTTAATTGATTCCAATGGGGTTATTAAAAAGATTGTAGTAACAAATCCGGGATCAGGGTATTCTTCTGCTCCAACTATATCTTTATCAAATTTAAGCTTCTCCGTTAAAAGCGTGGCGGTAACTAACCAAGGTAGTGGGTACATAACTGCTCCTTTAGTTAGATTTATTGGTGGCGGCGGTAGTGGAGCAGAGGCTGTGGTAGCCCTAGACGGAATGAGTGGTTCGTGGCATGTTGAATCTATAACCTTGACAAAAGCGGGAACTGGATATTCTTCTACCCCGACTGTAAAATTAGTGGGAGGTGGCGTGGATCAACTATCAAGTTTAAGTTTAATAAATAAGGGGTCAGGATACACTTCTGCTCCCACTATATCTTTTAATGGTGGAGGCGGCGCAGGAGCATCAGCTACAGCCTCCATTCAAGAAACCGTGCAAACAGGAACAGACTGGCAAGGTAATCCTACTTATGGAACAGTAACGAGGGATTATGTTACCTCCATAACCCTCACTAATGCAGGTAGTGGGTATAGTACGCCTCCTGCTGTGGTATTTTCTGGAGGAGGCGGATCGAATGCTACTGCTACGGTTGACCTAGCAGGCTTAAATCCAAATGGAACTAGCGCCACGGCGACAGCAACAATTTCTAGTTCTACAGCTGATCTACAGGGTACTTCAACGGGAACATTGGGGACATTGGAGAATGAACTCGTTGACGAAATAAGCTTAAATCATGTTTATTTTATAAGAAAGCTTTCTAACTCTACTGTGACGATTCATAGGAGTCAAGCGGACGCTACAAATAATGTAAAAGCTTTAGATTTTGGTACAGATAACGTTTTTAGTCAAATAGCTATAACTAAATTGATAAATGATTCAGAACAAAGCGCTTCCACTGCGCCTCCAGTAATTAATCAAACAACTTTGGCTCATTCGGTTTTGGCTGGAAGCGTAACTCTACCAGTAGAAAACTCTAACGGGTTTGAATCAGGAAAAAATATAATAATAGATGAAAATGATTGTCAAGAAGAAACTAATACAATTTTAAGAGCGACAACGAGTTATCTTGTCCTAACTAAGGGGTTGTCGTTCCCTCATGAAAAGGGACATAATGTTCGCCTAGTCCTAGCTAACGAACAAACATAAATGATATGTCTTCGCCACCTCAAAGAGTTATCGTTAGAAGTGACTCTTCTTCTAACTGGTACGCTAAAAATGAAATTTTGGCGCTTGGAGAACTAGGACTAGAATCAGACACGGAGAAAATAAAAGTCGGAGACGGAACTCGCTCTTGGCAATCTCTTCCTTACTTACAACAATCCGGAGCAACTGGCCCAAAGGGGATAGATGGGATAACTGGGCCCGCAGGAGATGCTTATTCCACTCAAGCGATTGGTTTACAAATGACTGTTCCTCATCCCGGGAGCACTGTCTTGCTGCAAGTCCCAAGTGGTCTAGCTTATTCCCCGGGACAAAGAGTAATAGTTTCTTATGACGCATTGAATTATTTCGTTGCAGACATTTCTAATATAACCCATTATTCCAATATGTCTCACTTATATGTTAATACATATAAAAGGGTAGTGCATGGTCTAGAGCATTCTCCTTATGTAAGTGAATCTTTTAGTCAGTGGCACATAAATTTATATTCTGCTCAGGCTGTTGGGGTTACTGGTCCCATAGGAGTAACTGGCCCAATTGGAGCAACAGGTCCGATAGGTGGACAAGGAGTCATAGGAGTAACTGGTATAATGGGTCTTCCGGGACCAGCAGGAATACAAGGGGTCCAAGGAACAACTGGCCCCATAGGAAGCGCGGGACCATTAGGACCCACAGGAGTAGCTGGGCCACAAGGTAATATAGGACCCACAGGCTTAACGGGTCTACAAGGTAATATAGGTCCCACGGGTGTAACTGGGGCAGCCTCCACCGTTGCTGGGCCACAGGGGCCGCAAGGAAGCGTTGGGCCAACTGGGCCAACTGGTGTAACTGGAGCAGCCTCCACTGTTGCTGGGCCACAAGGCCCCCAAGGAATCACTGGCCCGACTGGGTCAACTGGTGCAGATTCGACTGTAGCTGGTCCTACTGGCCCTACTGGCATCACTGGCGGCATAGGTCCAACTGGTATAACTGGAGCACAAGGTGGTATAGGACCGACCGGACCAAGCCAAGGCCCGACTGGACCAACAGGGGGCACGGGTGCCACGGGCATTTCTTCTGGCGGCGGGATGTTTTCTTTTCAATTTGAAAATTCAGAAGGGTCAAGCACTGACGATGAGCCTACTAATCTAGCGGCGTTTCAGGGGAAAATAAGAAAAAGTACCATATACGAGTATGATGCAAATAACTATATCTGTAAAGGGGCTTATAATGAACTTACTTCAGGTACGGCGGCCGCGGATACATATATATATTTAAGTAGATGGGATAGATATGGAAATGATTTAATGGGTGTTTTCGAAAACGGCTACTCGGGCGCGAATACCGATGAATGGTGGGACGGTTGGTTAAAAATACAGAGAGGAGAAAGATTTCTTATCTTCGAGGTCGGAGGGTGGCAGGACATGGGCAGCGTCGACTTGAGACAAAGATGGACTAAATTAGAAGATGGTAATAACAACACTATAGGTTATAAAATTTGGATAGGTGATTGGGACTCGAACAATGCAGCGTGGACTACGTCACCCATGGTCCAAAGCTCCAATTTTGATACGCCTAACACAAATTGTAATCCCAACAGTACTCCGGTGGGGGCCGCAGAAATCTTAACCGTTACGTATGAATTCCGCGAAAGCGTAGGGTCATTTCTGCCAAATGCGCTACCAGATACAGGTAGTGGTGAAAAATATTTCTTAAAATTTAATCAGGGCGGCTCGATGTCCCTCAACAGTTGGGACATATCTTGGGTGCAAGATGATACTTAATAATTAAGGTTGGGAAAGAGACGAAAAGTGTAATATAATAAAAGGTATAAGGAATAAATGGCTTATTTAAATAAATTAAAATTAAGTGAATCTGCTTTCGGTAGGGGCATTAAGATTGGTGCTACTCATGGGGATTTTGATACCCTTATTCATAGTGTAAATTGCGAAGAAAAGGATGTACAAGAATTATGGGTCTGGGCTCATAATGAGTCTACTTCTTCAATCGATATATATCTTTGCCTGTACAAGCCCGACTCTAATGAAAAAACTTCTTACAAAGTATCTATTCCGCCGGGGCTAGAAAATTCTCCCACCTTAGTTTCTCCGGGGTTGGTAATAAAAAATGGATCAAAAGTCAAAGCTTATACTTCTGTTTCGGATACTATAACTATATACGGTTATGTGAATCAACTGAATCAAACGACAATTTTAGCTGAGCTAAAAGGGTTTGGCTCTAACGCCTTTGGAGAATCAACTCATCCTTCCATTGGAGGGAAAAATCATGAAATTTTATTTAATAAAAACGGAGAAACAATAGCATGTGGAAATCAATGGAACTTGGCAGTTAGACCTAATGGAAGCATTTTTTCTTGGGGGGCTGGTAATATAGTTAACCAATTATTGTTAACGGGAGACAATTCTCCTTGGAAAAATAATGTAGATGTTTATGGAACGAATGATTCCACTATTGTTGCTAGTAATGGAATTCCACCTCACGATACTCCTTATAAAAATTTAAACGCAACAAATCCCGGAGGTAATCCAAATAAGGCTTACGCTCAAGATCATTATTTTATTTTACCCAAAACGCCAGAGGTCACAGGATATGGGATACAAACCCCAAGAGGGAATGTGGGTGTTGCTATAGACGGCATTCCATTTGATACACGAACAGCAGAAACATGGAGCGGCATGCATCAATGGGAGGAAGTTGGCGGGCCAAATGATCTAGGCATAGATTCTTGCGGTGGCCATACGCAACCCAATGGTAAATATCATTACCATATAAATCCGAAGTGCCTTTACTCTGTAAATACAGGTTCGCATTCACCAATTATAGGATACGCATTCGATGGTTTACCAATATATGGACCTATTGGGTATACTGAAGCCAATAACACGGGAAGCGGGGTTTCCGTTATGGAGAGCAGTTACCGATTGAAGCAAGGAAATAGACCTTCTGGTAGTGGAATAGGCCCCGGAGGAGTTTACGATGGAAAATACGTTGCAGATTATGAGTATGTAACCGGTTTAGGAACCTTGGATAAAGCGAATGCTAGATTTGCAATCACTCCTGAGCATCCTACTGGCTCTTGGCATTATCACACAACAGTAACAGGAATAACTTCTCAAAATACTCATGGAATATCAGTTTATCCATTTGTTGTGGGTCCGATGTTTAAAGGAACAGTAAAAGCCTGTAGTATTTCTGGCGTCTGTGACAGACCTGTGGTTTTCCCTCCAAAAGCACTTAGTAACATTTCTCAAATAGAAGTGGGCGAAAATCATGCAATTGCATTAAAAAGTGATGGGGGTATTGTAACTTGGGGAGATAATACCTACGGCCAATGCCAACAACCGACCCAATTAAGCAACGGCGTAACTAAAATTTCTGCGGGCGCAGATCATAGTATGGCCATTCAAGCTGGCAAGATAATTTCTTGGGGAAGAAATGACTTGGGCCAAGTAGATGGAGTGGCTGCTCCCAGACTAGTCTCTGGGGTAATAATGACTAATTCTGGTTCGAATTATTCTTTGCCCCCTTCTGTTAGTATCGATGGCGGTGGCGGAGAAGGGGCTGCTGGCACAGCCGTTCTGGCTGGCAGAGCTCTTGCTAGCGTATCTTTAGTTACTGGTGGCTCTGATTATACACAGGCTCCGACTATATTGTTCGAGGGAGGCGGAGGCCAAGGAGCTTCTGGGGTAGCTACTTTAACTAGTAGTTCAGAAAATCCAGCATTGGGATATGTATCTAATGTAACTTTGACTAATTCTGGTAGTGGATATACTTCTGCTCCAATAGTAAGATTTATAGATGATAGTTCTGCGTGTTTAACGCAAGCGGTTTGTGGGACTGGTGCTTCGGGCATAGTTAATCTAGACGTCACTTCTGTTTCTGGAGTTTTAATAACTAATGCGGGAAATGGGTATTCCACTGCGCCTAGTATACTTTTAACCAATGATGGTGAAGATAATACGGGGGGTGATGCGGCTGGAACAGTGGTTATTAGCGGAGTAGAAACTGGATTAGCTTATCCACTATCAATGGGTGGAGCAGAGATCTCTGGCGCAACTCATTTATCAGCAGGAGTAAAACATTCTCTAGCTATCGTTAATAATGCTCAAGGTAATAAAGTTTTTTCTTCTTGGGGGGATAATACCCATGGTCAAATTAATGCTCCTAATTTATTAAATGGAGTTGAAACACCAAAAGATATCAAAGCTGGAGGCTATCATGGCATAGCTATAGTATACAACAATTCAGAAAATCAGAATTATGCCACAGCATGGGGAGGTCAAGGGACTCAGAATTATGATCAAGCTAGCGTTCCAGTCTATGCCAAATTAGGAACAACTAATATCATAGGCGATAAAAATTTACAAATAGCCGCGGGTTCTCAACATAGTCTTATTTTAAATCCAGACGGAACTATAAGTGGATTTGGAAACAATGGAGATGGAAGGTCTACTGGGGGAGCATCATTCGTGGGAGTGAACTCTGTTATCGCTGGACCAATGTCTCAACATTCATTTTCTACTATAAACGACGTCTCAAGCAAGCAATGTTTACTCCGTTCTTCTGGGGGCGCAGCTATATCTGTAGATAAAGAAGTATTTGATTGGAAAACTTGCGCCGACAAAACTCACATCCATAGGACAAGTGATAACCCCAATGGAGTAGAGGAACTTTGGTTGTGGGCATATAATACTAGTTCGACTAGTGGAACTCTGGAATTATATTTGGAGCCAAAAGAAGTTTCTACTGTCACAGGAATTTCTATGATCGATGGGGGCGCTGGGTATACAGCTAATCCGACTGTCGTAATAGAAGGCGGCGCAGGGCAAAACGCAACCGCTTCGGCAGAGATGCTAACTAATAGCTTAACCGATACAACTGGTTACTTAGGTAATTTAACATTATCAACCAATGGCTCTGGCTACTATTATGAACCGAAAATAACATTTACCGGGGGAGCAGATGATCCTAGCGAATTAGTTCAAGCAACCGCTAAGGCTCATATAGAAACGGGGCAAACGATCCGTTATTCTATACCTCCTCAAAGTGGGCTTTTCTTATTGCAGCCCGGATTAAAATTAGAGAATTTATACAACATAAGAGCAGCGTCTCCCGCTTCTCACTTGTCTAAAATACAACTTTATGGATACGTCAATAGATTAGAAAAAGGAACTCAAGGTTCTTCGTTTTACCATGATAACCCTTATCAAATTTCTGGTTCACTTGATTGCGTTCCTTTAACCGCTCTTGTTGGTAACGCCGCTTCTGGAGACACGGTTTTGTCCGTTGCAAACGAAGAAGGTTTTGTAAATGGAAATGAGGTTACTATAAATCCATATAGCACAAACGAAGAGCAAGTGACCATTACCGGATTTGGTGCATCATTTAAAATTTCTGGTTCTGGAGGAGGAGCGGGCATTTTCCAAGCTCATTCTGCGGGAGAAAGGATTATTCTAAAAGCAGCGGGTAGTCTCCCGTCTGGTAGCGGCGGTAGTAGCGGTGGTAATAACGGTGGTAGTAGCGGTGGCGATCCTTATGGTGGAGAAAGTGGTGGTGGCACGATAGACCCACCCTAATTCAAATTAATTTAGTTCTTTAAGCGTTTATCTTATATTATAAGGTATGAAAATTTTCGTACAAATCGCGTCATATCGCGATCCAGAATTAGTTCCAACAATTAAAGATTGCATAGAAAACGCAAAGTATCCAGAAGATTTAACATTTGGAATTTGCTGGCAAAGAGACGAATCAGAAGATCTATCGGAATATCAAAACGACCCCAGATTTAGAATATTAGAATATAATTGGAAAGAAAGCAAGGGGCTTTGTTGGGCTAGGCATTTAATTCAAAAATTATACAGAGGAGAAGAGTACACGCTGCAGTTAGATTCTCATCATAGGTTTGCAAAAAACTGGGATGAAAAATTAATAAAAATGATGGAGCTTACTGGGAGCGAAAAGCCCATTTTAACTTCTTACGCGGGCATGTATAATCCGGAGGGAAATAAAAAATTAAATATAGATCCATATAAAGTCATTATGGATAAATTTACGCCCGAGGGAACTATACTTTTTCGGCCATGGGGAATTAATAATTATGAAGAATTAAAAAAACCTATCCCGGCGAGAGTCGTTTCTGGGCACTTCTTTTTCACAATAGGAAGGCACTGTGAAGATTATAAATATGATCCAAATCTATATTTCGCAGGGGATGAGATAAGCTTGTCTATAAGATCTTATACATTGGGTTATGATTTATTTCACCCTCACGAAACAGTTGTATGGCACGAATATACTAGAAAATACAGAACTAAGCATTGGTCTGATCACAATAAAGGTTTAGTAAAAAAAGGACAAACTGATTTAGCTTGGCATGAAAGGGATGTTATAAGTAAAAAACGATTAAGGCACATGTTAAGAGAGGAAAACGAAAATGTAAATTTAGGAGAATACGACGTAGGAGACAAGAGGTCTCATCACGAATACGAGCTATATGCAGGGGTAGATTTCGCCAATAAAGTTATTCACGAACGAGCCAAGACAGGAGAAGATCCCGTTATAGTCTCCGAAGAGCAATGGGTGAAAGACTCTCAACAAGCGATTAAGGCACAAGACCTAGATAAAGAATGGCCTATCCATGCGCAATGGGATATAAACAAAATACCAGATGATAATTATAAGTTTTGGTATTTCGGAGTAGAAGACCAACATGAAAAGATACTTTTTAGAAAAGATTTTAATCCAGAGGACGACCCCTATATCATAAGTAAAAAAATAAATAATTTTACCACAGTTATCAAAAGCCGACGTAAACCTAAAAAATGGGTCCTTTGGGTCTATAGTAATACCCGAGGAGGGTGGGCAGAAAGAATAGAAAAGGACATTAATGTTGCTGAATTTCGATGAAAATACCCCAAAATATAGCTGTTATTTTTATTGGGTTGGGTAAGTATTCTTTGTTCTATGATAGGTTTTATGAATCTATACAAGAGAATTTTTTACCCGATACAAAGAAGCAATTCTTTATATTTAGTGACGAAGATTTTCTTGTAAGAGGGCGTGTCGCTGATTATTCTGATGACGAAACTTTCATAAAGACTGGAACATTCAATTCAGCACGCGACATTAAGCTTCATAAATTTCATTTTATAAAATCAGCTTGGGACAAAATAAAAGAGTATGAATATGTAGTTTATTTCGACGCGGACAATCTAGTCAGGCAACCCATTAAAGAGGAAGATTTTTTTAATCATAACAAGGCGCTTGTCGGCGTGGTACACCCTTGGGGCAGCATAAGAGATTCTAAGGAGAAATTCGAATCAAACCCATTATCCGGAGCATTTATAGAAGAAGATAAAATTAATATACTTTATCACCAAAGCTGTTTTTGGGGAGGTACAACCTCGAAAATTGAAGAGATGGTTAATGAGTGTTATGACTCTTTAGAGAAAGATATAGAAACGGGTCACAAAAATAAAGATAAAATTTGTGACGAGGTTCATGTTAATAGGTATTTCGCTTTAAACGAGGAGAACCTACACTCTTTAGGGAAGGAATACGCTAATCCCGGTGAAGCTTACCAAGCCGAAAGGAACGCGGTGAAAAAACCTTTTGGTAATGATATAATAATATCACATGACAACGCGAATCAAACTTACAAAAATTCCCTACTCCTTTTAGAGCAACAGAAAGAAAATAAAAGAAATTTTAATTTTGCTGGGTGGGCTCAGGTTAAAGACAATACAAAAGCTACGTTCGAAATGTTAAAAAAATTTAAGAACGTAAATCCAGATGCTCATGTACATATAACAAACAGTGGGCAAAAAAATTACGAGCCGATATACAAGGGGTTTCATTGTTCGTATAACGACGACAAATCAATAAAGGGGTGGTCATCGGGAAACAGAGTCGTAGAGTATGATATATGGTCTTGGTTGAATAATCTAAAAGAAGTTTGTTCTATTTATTTAAAAAATTATGACTGGATTGTGCTGCTAGAGGATGATGTAGAATCATTTTGTAAGCCGCAAAAGGAACCAGAATATGCATTAGGAGGTCCAAATGGACCAAGCATGGGAGATAGTTTATACAAAATAATATCAGAAAAATATCCAGACAGAGAACTACCAAAAAGATACACTGGTTGTGGAGGCTCTCTTCTAAATAGAAAGTGTTTCATAAAATGCATGGAAACTATGACCGAGGAAAAATGGAGAGAATATACAAAAATAGATAGAAAATTAGAAATTTATGCAGATATTGCTCTTTCTTTTCTACTTATGCAAGAGGGGTACCCAGTGGGAGAGTGGAACGAATTTACGGGTTGGACAGATGAGAGAAAAGAGTATTATGCATTTGCGCATGGTAATAAAGAGTTCTATGGGGAAGAGCTAAAAGAAGAGGATTTAGAAGAACTAAACTACATAAGATACAGTAAGATATATATCAATGACCGCGTTCGTACGACATCTAATCAAAATTTTGTACCGAAGGAAAGACTTTCTAAAATCAATGATCACTCTTTCTTTAGTTATTTACTTTCCAAAAATGGAGTATGTCTAGATGTGGGCTGCAGAAATTTTGAATTTTCAAAAGTTATAAAAGATAGTTTTTCTAAAATTATAGCGATAGATCCGGGGCCAGATATCGAACCCCCAGAAGACGAAAAGATTATATTCCTTAATCAGGCTCTAACTACTTCTGATCTAAGTAGCGTTTATCTAGTTAGAGATGGTAGGTTAACTTGGCACTACATATCTTTTGAAAAAATTTCTCATAATTGTTTAAAAGTACCGAATATAAGCTTAGACAATTTAATGAAGACTTTGAAAATAAAAGAGTTTGATTTGATCAAATTAGATTGCGAGGGGTCAGAGTACTCCCTAATGTATTGGTTAGCTAAGCATCCGGTAGCAAAGCAAATCTCTGTTAATTTCCACGATTGGTGCAATAGGAACCCTTACTCTGATCCTGAGAATTATTATAGCAAACTGTTTGAGAAGCTAAGGAAAAATTACCATATCTACCAACATAAGAAAAACAAAAAAGGAGACGGATCTTCGAATTACGACGACTCTCTTTTCATAAGGAAATAAAAAAGTGAATAGATCGTCAAATATAAAATGAAATTATACGACTGCTTCTTATTTAATAACGAATTAGATCTACTAGAGATTAGATTGAAATACCTCTGGGACGTGGTAGATATATTTGTAATTGTTGAATCAGACACGACGTTTGCAGGTAAAGAAAAGCCTTCCTATTTTCAAGAAAATATAAAAAGATTTGAATGGGCCAAGTCTAAAATAAAACACATAGTAAGAAAAGTAGATAGAAGCGAAATAGATTTTTCTGATGAAAGCGCTGAGGCCTCTTTGCATCATGCCACTTTTAGGTGGGACATAGAGAGAGCACAAAGGAATCATTTAGAAGTCGGAGTGACTGATGCTAAGGATGAAGATTTAGTGATTCTTGGGGACGTAGATGAAATACCCAGAAAAAGTATAGTACAAAAAATACTTAAAGAAGGTTTGCCTAGAGACGATAAGCCGATGTTCTTTAATCTTATTAACTGTTATTATTTTCTAAATTGCCAAGGGGTCGGGGAGAATAGATGGTTCCCTTGCTCTTCTATTTTCAAAAAAGAGATACTGGGTAAACCATTAGTTACTTCTGATGCTGGATTTACTTTAGTCGATGAAGAAGGTATTCCAGATGATTTACCCGATTTTATTAAAAAAGATTTACTAGCCAATAAAGAGGCTATTGCTAATCAATATCCCCCAGCTACATTACAGAAAATAAGAGACGCTCGGTGGACTTACGATATTTATGAAAATGGTGGGTGGCATTTTAGCTACGTAGGTAACATTGAATTTATAAAGAATAAAATAGGCTCTATATCTCATACGGAATATGATACCCCTGAATATAAAAATAACGAGAGAATAGAGAGGGCTATAGCCGAAGGTGAAGATTTATTCGGAAGAGAGGGACATAAATTTAAATATGTAGACATAAATAATTCCCCCGACTATGATGACGAATTAAACGACATAATCAAAGATTATCCGTCTTTAGTGAAAGGGGTAAAGAAGGAAACGGCTAAGGTCTGTTTAAATATGATTGTTAAGAATGAATCAGAGATTATAGAAAGATGTTTAAGGTCGGTTGCTCCCCATGTAGATTGTTATGTAATTTGTGACACGGGATCCACGGACGACACAAAGAAGAAGATAGTCGACATAATGAAAGAGTATGGTGTACCCGGAGAAGTGCATGATATAGAATTTAAAAATTTTCAATATGCTAGAAATAAAGCTTTAGAGCTAGCAAAAGCTTCTGATTTGGATTTTAATTATATTTTATTAGACGATGCAGATATGGAGTTCCAGATAAATGATAACAATTGGAGAGAGAAGTTGAATGCTGATTGCTATACAGTAAGGCAATATAACGCTATGTCTTATTACAATACAAGAGTCTTAAAAAGGAGTATTGACACTAAATATGTAGGAGTTACTCATGAGTATGTAGATTGCAAAGGCAGTCATAGAGAAAGACTGGATAATGTACAGTATTATGATCACGCTTGTGGGTCTAGCAGAAAAGAAAAATTTACAAGAGATTGCAGGCTCTTGACTGAGGGTCTAAAAAAAGAGAAGAAGGGGTCCGCCTTGCATACGAGGTATCTGTTTTATTTGGCTCAAACATATTTTGACATGGGCGAGCATTTAAAAAGCGTAGAATGGTATAAGAAGAGGATACATGCTGGTGGCTGGCCAGAGGAGGTGTATTATTCTTGGTATAGAATTGGGCTAGCTTATAAATTGTTGGGCGATGAAAAAGAGATGCTTCATGAGTCTTTGGGGGCTTACAACTATCGCCCGGGTAGGATCGAGCCTCTATATGAGCTCGCGGCCTATTATAGGGTTAAAGAAAAGTATCATTCTGCTTATGCATTTGCAAAGATGGCTTGTACAATGGACTATCCAAAAGACGATGATTTATTCGTTTCTAAAGATGTTTATTTTTGGAAAAGGTGGGATGAGCTAGCTATCGCCGCTTATTGGATAGGCTCTTATCAAGAAAGTTATGATATTTACCAGATGTTATCTAAAGAAAATCTAATCCCTAATGATCAATTAGATAGAGTAAGAAAAAATATAAAATATGCAGAGGATAAATTATGATAAATACGACAAGCGAGAAAGACCTGCATGCCTCAGGGGGGCAGAATTACTACGATTATCTACTAGATCAATGCTCCCAACCGCAACTAGAGAAAGAAGAATCGAAAGACCATAAGCCGAATAACCCCTTAATTATAGAAAGGTGGGGAAAGAAATTAATATACAATGGCCACGTGGGGACTTTTGTAGATTACAATAGAAATGAGTGAGATAATTTCATTATTAAAAAGAGAAAGTCGATTGCAAAAAGAATTAGAAAGTTCTTCAGCTGGCGGGTTTAGGTTAAAAGAATACTCTAGCAGTAAGTGCGCTGTTATAGTGGAGCCTAGAAATCATGAAATGCTTGAGCCAGTTATAAGGAATATAATGCCTCGTTTAAATAAAAATTGGGAATTCGATAAAAAAGAGAACAACAAATGGAATTTACATATATTTTGCGGTAACCAAAATCATGAGCTTGTAAAAAGTCTTTTGCCAAATTGGAAGTATAAGATAACTAATATGGAGGTAGATGATTTGACTCGTGAAGAATATAGCTCTATGCTAATGAATAGAGATTTTTGGGAGAAAATCGATGCAGAAGACATATTAATTTTTCAAACAGATTGCGCTATTTTCAATGGTTTTGATATCGATCATTGGTTAGATAAAGGGTATGGCTATATTGGGGCGGCTTATAGTTGGGGACCTAGGGATGAGGATGGTAATTTAATACGAGATTCAATTTGTCCGCCGGGCAAGTGGTTTAATATGAACGGAGGCTTTTCTTTGAGAAAAAAAAGCGCAATGTTGAAATGTATAGAAGAAGTAACCTTACAAGACATTATAAAGCATAGAAAAGAGAATGATTTAGACACGTCGTATTTTGAACAAGTAAGCGGGGACCCCTTTAAAGAGGGGCTCGATATCGAAAAGTCTATTAAGTTTTTAGCACAAAGCGAGTCTGTACATGAAGATACATTTTTCGACGCTGCTTTATCTGTGCTTAATATGGATACAGAATTATGCGATAAAGATTCTTTTGAGTTCGCCTATCAACATAAATACTCCGATGCTAGTCTCGATGCCAAAGCAATACATGCGTACGAAAGCTATTGTACAGATGAAGATCAGAGGTTCTTTTGTAGAAATCATCAAGGACACAAGCCTAAATTATTATTTTACGCTGGGTACGGATACGAACCATTTAATGGAGAAGATTACTCTGGTAAAAAGGGCGTAAGAGGAAGCGAGATAGCTTTAGTAAAGATAGCTGAACAACTGACTTCTTATTATGATGTGTATATCTCTGGGCCTTGTATATCAAATAATATATACAATAATGTTTCTTATTTTAATTCGGGAGAGGGAAAACTACAGTGGTTTTTAGATAACGTAGATATACATACCGTCATTGTAAATAGATATATACATTTTTTTGTAGATTATACTAGTCGTGCAAAAAAGCACTTTGTGTGGCTGCATGATATGTGCTATCAACCATTTTGGAATGGTCAGGAATTTCCAGAGTTAGGCAAACATTTAATTAATAATCTATTAGATAAAATCAATGGTTTTATATGCTTGTCAGATTGGCATATCAATAATATTAAAGATTTATACAACATACCAGACGAAAAAATATATAAGATAGGAAATGGAATTGATGCAGAAATGTTTAAAATTAATACTCCAAAAGTAGAAAATAGATTTATATATTCTTCTCTACCTGAAAGAGGATTGGAGATTTTATTAGATTGGTTCCCTGATATTGTAAAAGATTTACCAGATGCAGAATTGCACGTATTTACCGATAATGTTGATGAGCGCTTAGAGGCAAATATGAAAGCCACAGAAAATGTTTATTTCCATGGTAAAGTATCTTATGAAGATATAATTTCTGAGTTTATGAAAGCAGACGTTTGGTTGTATCCAAACACGTTTTTAGAGACGTTTTGCACTAGCGCTCTTGAAGCTCAAGCTTCTAACTGTATATGTGCGACGAGAGATTACGGGTCATTAGGAGAGGTCGTCGGAGCGCGGGGAATCGTTGTGGATGGTGATCCCGGGTCTAAAGAATTTAAAGAGAAAATTATTGAAAAATTATTAAATGTTCTAAAGGATAGAAAAGAGAAGGAAAAGCTTCAAAACGACGCTAAAAAATGGGCCCTAAGTAATTCTTGGGAAAATAGGGGGGTAGAATGGGTCAAAATATTAACAAAATTTCCTAATTAATACTTCTGATCTTGCTTTTTTTACTGTAATATATAGAGTATATTACGTAAAATGAAGGTTGTTGACATAGCTGATGAGATCTATCGCGATTTTTCTTACCCAAAGGAAATCGATATACCTGTTATATCGTATTGGTTAAGGACAAATCTCGGTCAATTAAACAATGCTCTTCAAACTCATTATGTATATGATGAAGCTTCGTTGGAGATCTTTGAATCCAGCACTCAAGAAGAAATAGGAGAAGCAGAGAAAGCTGTTCTTAAAAAGCTTTTTTTAATCTATTTCTGCGAAAAGCAAATAAGATCAACACTAGAGTCTACGAAAACAGATTCTATAGTTTCTATATCAGACGAAAAGACTAGTTTAACTAGGATAGACAAGACTCAAATAACGAAGACTTGGATAAGTACGAAAAAAGAAGCTAATGAAGATTTAGACAAAGTAATCTCTAATTATAAAAATAAGGGGTCAACGGTTCTCTCTCCTAAGACTATAGGAATAAAAGGGAATGCTGTAGTAGATTGGGGGCCAACAGGTTTAACTGGGCCTGCTGGTCCAGCGGGGCCCGCAGGACCCTTAGGCCCAACTGGACCTCAAGGAGAATCGATTTTCGGGGGGCCCACTGGAGAGAGAGGGTTTCGAGGATTTACTGGAAGAACAGGGTCAACTGGTCCAGTCGGGTCGATTGGGCCTAGCGGTGCAAAAGGAAACACTGGGGATATTGGAGCTATTGGTCCAATTGGGCCAACTGGTCTAAGCGTAATTGGGCCAACTGGGCCCCAAGGAATTTCTGGTGTCACGGGTTCTACTGGGCATACAGGAAAAGAAGGACCTAGGGGGGTAGAGGGGCGCACTGGTCCCACTGGAGGAACTGGGCCTATTGGAGGAATAGGTCCCACAGGACCTTCTGATGGACCCACTGGTCCGATAGGATTTACTGGACCTGTTGGGCCAGCTTCTACAATAGAGGGCCCTACTGGACCAATAGGATTAACAGGGCCTACTGGAGAAGTGGGACCGATTGGAAATACAGGACCGGTTGGAGAAGTGGGTCCCACTGGAGATATAGGACCACAAGGAGACCAAGGAATAACTGGTCCCGTTGGAATAACAGGGCCTACAGGTAACGCTGGTTCAGATGGTTCAGATGGTTCAGATGGTTCAGATGGTGAGCGAGGAGCAACAGGATCACAAGGTATACAAGGCATTACGGGTTCTGTTGGCCCCCAAGGGGCACAAGGAATAATTGGCCCAATAGGACCACAGGGACCGCAAGGGGTCACGGGTCCATTAGGGCCACAAGGTGCGCAAGGCGTTACTGGTCCCGTGGGACCACAAGGTATACAAGGCGTTGCTGGTAGCACCGGTTCTCCCGGTCCTGCTGGAACTGGACCTACTGGTAGTGCTGGGCCCACTGGTTCAATTGGTGCAACAGGAGCAGCTTCGACGGTGGTTGGTCCGACGGGTCCGACAGGATACATAGGAGTGGATGGAGCAGTTGGTCCAACAGGCCCAATTGGTCCCACTGGGGCAGGAAAAAGCGGAAAAGTAGATATAAAACAAGTTTGGCTGTATAATTAAATAAGTGTAAATAGAGTGGGAAAAGTATGTCTGAAACAAATTTAATTCATAAATTAATTGCTTCTGGTCAATTAGCTGATGATACTATTCAAGGTAATGTTGGATGGTCTTCTCCCGGATGGACAGGGGCTCCTATTTATACTTGTCCTGCGTCAGGAGGTGCGGATGTTAAATTTTTTCTATTACATAATACAGATGATACTTACGGTTTAGATACCCGTTTTCATTTCTACAGAACGGGTATAGAAGATAGAGTTCTGTATATTAATATTCCTGCTTACGAAACAGCGGAATGGGAATTTAGTTATATTGCCCATATTAAAAGTGGAGAGTCAATATATGGAAATGTAGAAAGCGGTTATTCTAATAAAATAAATTATTTCCTTTATGGAGCAGAGAATTATCCTAGTTAAAAATGCCAATAAAATTTAATAGATCATCAGCAGCGGGTGGTCCCACTGGTCCTACTGGAGCAACGGGAGCAGGGTCTTCTGTAGCTGGTCCAACTGGTGCAACTGGAGCAGTTGGAGGAGTTGGTCCGACAGGACCCGGTGGAGGACCCGTTGGACCCACTGGCCCCCAAGGAACGCAAGGTAATATCGGTCTCGCTGGTCCCGCTGGTGCTGGTGGTCCCGCTGGACCTACTGGGGCGCAAGGAGTACAAGGAAATGCTGGGCCCGCAGGGTCGCAAGGTCCTACTGGAAATACTGGTAATATTGGTCCTACTGGAGTAGTAGGACCGCAAGGAAACGCGGGTCCGACTGGTGCAGATTCTACCGTAGCCGGTCCTACTGGCCCCACAGGCGCAGTTGGGTCTCAAGGAAATGTGGGACCCACAGGCTCCCAAGGTAATCAAGGGGTTACTGGGCCTACTGGAGTAGTAGGACCGCAAGGAAACGCGGGTCCGACTGGTGCAGATTCTACCGTAGCTGGTCCCACTGGCGCTACTGGTTCAATAGGTCCGACTGGTGCGGATTCTACCGTGGCTGGTCCTGCTGGTCCTACTGGGGGAATTGGTCCTACTGGTGATACTGGACCATTAAGTCATGCTGAAGAATTTACGATAACAGTTTCTAACCCCGGCTCTGGAAATAAATTCTATATAGATAGTTCTCTTACTCCGGATATTAAACTACACAAGGGATTTACTTATAAATTTATTACCTCTGATAGTAGTGGCACTGGTCACACATTTAAAATTTCTACCACTCCAAATGGAACTCATGGAGGAGGATCTCAATATACAAGTGGTTGGACTGATTATGGTACAGTAGGGAGTTCTGGAAGTTATTCCACGTTTACTGTTCCTCAGAATGCGCCTGCCACGTTATATTATTATTGTGGGACTCATTCAGGCATGGGTGGAACCGCAAGCATAACTATTCAAACAGTAGAAAAAGGTGATACAGGAGCCACTGGAGCGCAAGGAGAATACGGGGGCGATAGCGTATCTTATAAATTCAACACCGAAACTGATGATTGGACTGGGGGATCAAGTACGAGTGATTTCGATACTGGAAATGGCAAGCTAAGATTTAGCGTTGCTTTTATGGGAAGTTATAGTTCAAGCGCCACATATTACCCAAATGATGTTGTACGATATGGGGATGATGTTCGTCAGATGAAGGCGAATACTCTTTCGTCAGTAACGGCAACTGCTAGTAATGATACTTGGACAAAGGCTGGACATGGTTTTAGTTCTGCGGATGCTACTAAAGTTAGGTATATGCCTTCAGGTGTGGGTCCATCTTTGGATACGGAATATTATGTAGGAAGCATAGCTGGAAACGATTTTAAATTATACACAGATGCTGGGTTATCAAATTTAGTAAATGTTAATAGTAATCTAACCAGTGGAATTTTACAAAAATCAATTAAAAATATATCTCCTGATAATAATTCTTATTGGATGGACCACGTTTATACGTATGTTTATTGTGACGTTTTAAACGCTAATTTTGATGATGTAAGAAGATGGCAAAATACTCTAGATGATTCTACAAGCACAGTCAAGGGGAAAATAAGAGTTTTTAAAGAGAGTGATTCTACTACATTCGCCGTATTTAATACTACGGCGAGTGTTTACAGCAAGAATACTTTAGTATCCGCAACAGCAAGTAATGATACTTGGACGTTAGCGAATCATGGATTATCAAATGGGGAAGCTATCGTTTTTGCAAGTATGTCTAGCGGTGCCGGACCCATAGTTGGGACGACTTATTACGTTGGAAATATATCTGGAAGTGATTTCAAATTGTATACAGACAGCGGTCTTACTAGTTTGCTTGATGTTACTACTGATGTCTCTTCTGCGGTGTTTGATAAATGGCTCAGAATAGACACGACTCATATAGAAAATCATGGCACATTTTCTGAAAACGATGATGTAATTATTACTTTTTGCGCAGTGGGAGATAAGGGAGATGTGGGCCCTACTGGCCCTACTGGTTCTATCGGACCCATTGGACCCACTGGTGCAGATGGTGCTGATTCTAGCGTGGCTGGTCCTCCCGGTCCCGCTGGTGATACTGGTGCAGCTGGTCCTGCTGGTGCAGCTGGTCCTGCTGGTGCAGCTGGTCCTGCTGGTGCAGCTGGTCCTGCTGGTGCAGCTGGTCCTGCTGGTCCTACTGGTGCAGATGGTGCTGATTCTAGCGTGGCTGGTCCTCCCGGTCCCGCTGGTCCCGCTGGTCCCACTGGTAATAATGGCAGCACTGGTGCTACTGGTGCTACTGGGGAAATTGGTCCCACTGGTCCTGCTGGTTCTGATGGTTCTAATGGCGGCGCTGGTCCCACTGGTGATACTGGTGCAGCTGGCGCTACTGGCGCTGCTGGTTCGAATGGCTCAGATGGTTCAAATGGTACCGATGGTGTTACTGGGCCTACTGGCGCTGCCGGAGCGACTGGCGCTGCCGGAGCGACTGGCGCTGCTGGCGCTACTGGTGCTGCAGGATCAGATGGCTCGAATGGTTCAGATGGTACCGATGGTGTTACCGGACCCGCTGGCGCAACTGGCGCTGCCGGAGCGACTGGCGCTGCTGGCGCTACTGGCGCTGCCGGAGCGACTGGCGCTGCTGGCGCTACTGGCGCTGCAGGATCAGATGGCTCAGATGGTTCAAATGGTACCGATGGTGTTACTGGGCCTACTGGCGCTGTTGGGGCAACTGGGCCTGCTGGTGCTGATGGCGATGATGGCTCGGACGGTTCAAATGGTGTAACTGGGCCCGCTGGCCCAACTGGTCCGGGTGGTGGAGCAACTGGACCTGCTGGCGATGATGGCTCAGATGGCGTAACTGGACCTGTTGGTCCCACTGGGCCTGCTGGCGCGACTGGCCCTGCTGGTTCGAATGGTTCGGATGGTGACGATGGTGCTGCTGGTGCGACTGGTGCTGCTGGTGCTGCTGGTGCGACTGGCCCTGCTGGTGCAGCTGGTCCCGCTGGTCCCGCTGGTCCTGCTGGTGCAGCTGGTCCCGCTGGTCCCGCTGGTCCCGCTGGTGCAGCTGGTCCCGCTGGTCCTGCTGGCGCGACTGGCCCTGCTGGTTCGAATGGTTCGGATGGTGACGATGGTGCTGCTGGTGCGACTGGTGCTGCTGGTGCTGCTGGTGCGACTGGCCCT